AATTTACCTCATGGCGTTTATTCTTTCTTGAATATCTTGAGGTGCTTCAATATATTCTTCTGCGTTTGTATTTTGACCAATAAGGGCATTTTCTTTAATTTGTAATGTATTTATATCTCTTTGGAATTTTTGCTCGATTTGAGCCTTATACGAATTTGCATTCGTCTTTTCGATAAGTGATTTGATATTGTCTGGCATACGATTTATTTCATTCGCACGCTTAACAACTGTTTCGTAAGTTCTTAGAAAATTTGATTGTATTACTGTTTCAATCGTCTGGTAATCTGATGCCGCCCAGTTTTTAAGGTTGTCTGGCATACCAACCGCTTGCTTGACAAGTGGCGGTAGCTTGTTAAATTCTTCAATCGCCCCATATGTGCCATTCCGCAACGCCTTGCTAACCAATCCCCAAGCTGTCATTCCGTCAAGTTCCTGTGGTTGTGATATAGCCTGTATTTTACCTATCAACTGTCCTATGCTTGGGGCAAATCCGCTTATATCAGAGTTGATGTATGCTTTAAGTGCGACTGACACTTGTTCATAACTGTAATTTTCCAACATCATATTCCACACATCTACTGTCTCTGATAGGTTGTTAGGCTTGTAGTTAGGGTAGCAATCACACATAATGCGAATGATTTTAACTGTTTCTTCTCTTGTCATTGCTGCCTCCCTTCAATTGATTAGAAATAGTATCTAATTTGTCACATATAATAGCACTATTAATTGCGATTGTTTTTAAGAGTGATTCAATCTTTCCATTGTACGGATAATCACTTCTAAAATTTATTTTGTTGAGTGTATCATCTAATCTACTCATTCTTACCACCCCACCTTACACGTTATCCCAATCAATAGCACCCTTATTGAAATTCTGATTGCCTTGCTTTTCAGAAACGACATTCTGATTAAGGTAACTCTCAAACTTCGTGCCAAACAAGGTATCTGGTCTTAAATATCTTTCCCTTTCAGTTCCAAGCCATTCATTAACCTTTTTATCTATGACTGTGTAAAAATCCTGTTCAGTATATCCCTCTTTGATTCTTGCCCCGATATGCTTCTTAGTATTAGGTGTATTGTATCTATATCTGGTATTACATCTGTTATTTAAGTAACTAATAATATTTATATATATATTATTATCTATATTATCTTTCCTTTTATTTACTATATTATTATTAACAGAAACAGAATCAGATACAGTATCAGAAACAGTATCAGAAACAGATGTCTCCATAGGGTATGTATACCCTATGTATAGGGTATCATTTTTAATGGAATCAACCATATCATTAACATATTTTCTAAATTCGTCAGATTTAATATGTTTAGCAACTCCTAAAACTCCTGCCAAGACTTTCTCTGATTTGCTCCAGTTATACTTATACCAATGTAATATCAGCACTTCTTTAGTTTCTGAATCAAACTTAATAACCTTGTGTACCTTATCAAACCTTTCTAATAGCCTGATAATAGTATCTTTGTTATAACCCGTCTGCCTTGTCATTTGTGAATAACTAACCTCATAACACCCACATATATTTGTCTGTGGATTTGTTAGCAAATATATGTAGAAATACTTGTCCTCTGGCGTAAAATCATCTTCAACCTTGTTATCAGTCCAAAATGATAACTGAACATTTCTATATATTGCCATATCATTGCTCCTATTCTTCAAGTTCTGTCACATTGTTACTTCACTAAATCATTAATATTAACTCTGAATCCGTCAAATTCCTTGCCTTTACTTCTAACATAGGCAGACGTATCAAAGAACATCAAGTTGCCCTCGCTGTCTGTTGCCATACTCACACCATTCCTTGTAAGACTGCCTTTGAGTAGGCCAAGTAGAATCTGTATTTCCTGCTTTGTTTCGTCTTTCATTATTCACTTTCCTTTCGTAAATAATCCATATATCCCATAGACTGATTAAGAACATACACCGATACAGCATTTGTAAGCCTTTCAATAAGTTCTCCACTATCTTTATTCAAGTTGTAAGCATTTCTTACAACTTCACCAATCTGTGCATATTGTGCTTTGCCTTGGCTATTTATCCAAGCTGTCAAGTCCATAACAGATTTACTCTCAATCTTCTTACCTAAAAAGTCTGTTAATTCAAATTGTCCGTCCTGTGTCATAAATCTGCCAAAAGGAAACCTCGGTTTTATGTGTGCACAACCTATTCCTTTCTTTGATTTCTAGTTAATTGAATTTTTTATACGCTTTTTAGCTGCTTCAAATACCTTATCGTGAATGTAGGTCTTAATATCGTTATAGCAATCACCACATATTTCATTTATCACTGTCTTTTTATCAACATTTGAATAGCCTCTTTTTGCGTAATCATCAGTGTAAATATCAAAGCCATTTATTTCATAACAATCACTACAAAATTTGCCACAAACATCGCATCTGTATGCTTTACTCATTCTGAATCACCTGCTTTCTTTTCTCTCAAAATTCTCACAAGACACATCAAGCAAGCAACCACACTGTTCAACTTCTCCCATTCCTATATAAGTTCTGTATCTGTAAGAGTTTTTACAGGTATAGCAGAAATCTTTGCCACCATTCGGCTTGCAACTTGTCTTTTTATCTTCCAACTCTTTCTCGAGACTCTCGTTTATCCTTTTGAGTTCCTTGACCTTTTCCTGTAATTCCTCAAAATCTTCAATGAGTTTATTGTATTTCTTCTTGCTTAAAATCTTCGTTCTGAACCACCTACTTTCATGCAATCGCTTACAAGCATATCTGTTTTTATAAGTTCATAAATAATATCAAGGTATGTTCTGTGGTCTCTATATCTGCAATTTGCGTCTTTATGTATTCTTGGGTCATTATCGTTCCACTCATTAACATCAAAAATCACATTGCTCACAAAAAGCATTTTCACGCCTCTTGCAGCACAAAGGTAATAACAACCATTCTTACCATATTCGCCCTTGCACTTCTTAAATCCAAATTTTTCAAATTCCTTTGCTTCAACTTTCGGAATCAGCATTTTCTTCACCCACTTTCAATAAACCCATAAACTTCTCATACTGTTTCTGCGATACTTTGTTATGCTCTTTTTCGGGCTTTAAGCGGATTATAAGGTGCTTTTCAGCGATAGAGGATAATTCCCTCGCTAACACCTTTTTGCCTTGCTGTATGCCTTGCATATAACCTTTAGGTGCTTTTCTCTCACCTATTGAACCACTAGCTCGATTTTCTCCTTGACCGCCTAAACTGACATTTCTAAGCTGATAACCTTTATCAGCATATAGCTTGATGTAATACTTCTCTTTCTCGTCAAGCTGACTTTCGGGGAAATTCAGAAATTCAACTCGCCAGCCACAAGGGTTTTTCTCTTTGTCATACAGCTTGTGGCGTTTCAAACTAAGGTCTATATGCTGTTCATAGCCTACAAGGTGGCTTGCCAATCTGCTAAGTGTATGTACTGCCTGTCCGACATAAGCATACTTAAATCCGTTTTCATCTTCTCGGAGTAGGAAGTATATTCCACTTTTGTCATTCAGTTTTGGATTCAACTTCAACAGTCGCTTTTTGTTTTCCTGTTCTATCGCCTTGGCTCTTGCTATGTTCTGATAACTCAAGAATTGCCACCTGCCTTTACTTCAAAAGGATTCACAAAATTATCAATAGGTTTAGCTGCCATACTAAAAGCCGTTGGTTGTTCATTAATGATAGTTTCAAGTATTTCAGATAAAGCCTTATCGATATAATTTCTTTTGTGAATATCCTCAATTAGTTTATCTGCGTCAATCAATCTCATTCTTCATCGCTCCTATCTAAATCTAATTTTTGACCACAGTTCGGGCAGTAATCATAATCATCATAATCAACCTCATATCTCTTATCACAGCAAGGGCAAATCCAAGTATCATATATAAGCGTTCCGTCTGGAGCATATCCATCACCCTCATATGTCGGTTTCTTAGCTATCTGTTTCTCCCTAGCTTCAATCACACTCTTAAATGTAAAGCCTTTCTTAACGCATTCATCTTCAAACTGCATATAGTTTTCAAGGACTTCTGTTGTCATTTTGCGGTCAGATAGCTTCTTGATTGTTTCAAGTGCCTGTATTGCTACATCAACAGCATCACGCAATACCTGAGAATGTATTTCACCGCCTACTTTTAAATCAAACTGCATTGCTTCTATTGCTTCATTCTCTTTCATACTCACACCTCTTTAATTAAATGGTAATCCCTCGTCTGCTACGCCATCTGGAATTGACATAAAACTGTCTGGACTAGCATTACCGCCCATAATTCCGTTACTGTTATTATTCTGCTGATTAGCACGACTTTCGCAAAATTCGTGTTTTTCAACAACGCAATCATTAGTGTAGACTTTCTGCCCGTCCTTGTTGGTGTAATTGCCTGTCTGCCATCTGCCCTCAACGATAATCTTAGTTCCCTGGTGTAAATACTTCTCTGCAAACTCTCCATTCTTGCCAAATGCAATGCAGTTAATAAAGTCTGCTGCCTGTTCGCCCTCTTTCTTAAAAGCTCTGTCAACAGCTAATGTGTATCTTGCTACTGCCATACTTCCGTTTACTGTCTGTGAATATCTAATCTCTGGCTGTTTAGTCAGTCTTCCACATAAAATTACACGATTCATTACTTTTCCTCCTTAATTTCCTTTTGCAGGCAAAAACAAATTTATAATAAATACCACAAATAAAATTATCTTAAATGCTATGTTAATGCCTAATATACAAGCTATCCATGATATAACAAAGCTTTCTATCAAAGAGATACCTAATTTAATAAGTACAAATGATAAAATTAATAAAATATAATTCATTACTTTTTCTCACTTTCTAATGACTCTGGATTATTAAAAATGTTGCCGATAACTACTACTCTTTGAATATCTTCAACCGCCCAATAATACAAATCTTTTCTCCATAAGTCGTTTTTTAACCATTCAATTCGCCATTCTGATTTATCCCATATAACTTTTGCTGTTCCAACCTTGCATCTGATAATATCATTCTCCCAAATCAGCTTATCATTTTCATCTTTCAAGCCTGTACATTGGCATATTGTAGATTTGTCAACTCTTGGGGCGTTATCTGTTGTTAAGCAAGTTCCTGTAGAATAGTTAATTTCAGTAATTATCCTGTACAACCTGTCCCTATCGTCATATACTAAAGCTCCTTTCACCCATTCTCCGTTGTCAAGTCTCTTTGCCTTAAATAAATATCTATCTTCCATATTCTCTCCTATTCTGTTTTTGATTGAAGCCATTCCATACAACTAGCTTCTCCCTCGTATTCTTCACCGAATGTGTTCTTAAAAGTTATAAGAAACTCCGCCAACTCTTCATCCGACATATTCCTTATCCTGTCGGCATTGGTGTTTCTGCTATCACATCTGCAACAAGGCTCATTCTCTCTTGAATTGTTGTTGTGCTGGCAGTTGCAAGAAATCTTTTCTTCGCTATCGTCAAATGCTTTTAAAAACATTTCAGCAATTTCTTTCTCGTATCTACCACACATACCTTTGCAATCAATATCCGCAATAACCCTTGAAAAGAAATCTTTGAATTTGTCAACAATATAATCTCCTGTGAAATCTTTAGGTATGTCAATTACTACTTTCATTTTCTTTACCTCGCAATTCTTTTAATTTTATTTCGGCTTCGGGTTTTGTGAGAAAAACGACTTTTCCGATTTCCGTATGTTCCTGTCCGACATACATCCTACGCTTCATTGTTCTTCCATCATCATAAAAGCAATCATATATGTCGTAAGAAATTTCTCCACGAAGATTAAATGAACCATCCTTTGATTCTTGAACAAGGGATATCCGTTTCCATTTTCCCTCGTATACTTTGAACTTATTATTTTCATCCCTATCAATCAGATAAACGGTATCTCCCACCTTGCAAGGTAATCTGATAAGCCTGTTCTGTTCATCTAAGTCCTCGTATTCTGCCAACTTTTCTAAAATCATTCTTGTTTTATCTGCTCTGCTAGTATTTAATCCGAAAAGCTTGTTGGATATATCATAAATTTTCGTTCCGTTAGGACAACTCATCACTTTTGTTAATCTCTCCATTACTGCTCCTTTCTGTCTTTAATTACCTCGTCAATGTATTTCTGACAAGCAAGCACGCATTCTTCCTGTGTTTTAAATTTTATGTCATTCCAAAGGCTGTTGTGCCTTATATCTCTTTCATCATTAGACGATATGTAATAATACCAAATATCATCATTGGAAGAAAAGTTTATATGGCACTCAAATTTTTTGTACTTGCCTTTGTAGAATTTGCTACTATCAAATCTTTCTGAAACATCTTTAAGTCGCATATCAATTCTCCTTTCTAAAACGGACACTTACTAAAGTTTTTAATCTTTCAAAACCGACATATCATACCCGCTTTCAATAAACTTCAATGTTTTGGCATGATTGCACCTATTTCCGAGATATGTATAAATCTGCTCCATATCTTTCTCGGTAAAATCGGTTTCCAAAAACTGATTTACACCGCTAAGTATAAATCTGTGAAATTCATTATTGCTCCGTTTAGTGTTATATGGCTCTGCCTTGTGTGCAGGTCTTGATAGCCATTCCAACATTTTGCACTTTACATCTGTTTCATTTTCACAATCTTTTAATCCAAAATATGTATTGCTTTTAATATGTGCTATAAACTCTGCGTTATGATTTATAACGCTATTAGGAAAACAATTCATTAACTTTGTAACTATATCCCAACTAATCAAAACGGACATTCATCTCCTTTCCTTAAAACCCATTCCTTGTTGCGCTCTGCAACATCTACGTTTGCCCCACAAGCGACTTTTTTCATTTTCTCGATAAAACTATCGCTATCAGCATTTTCGCTTGATAGATGACACATTATTACGTTCTGCAATCTAACTGAATGATTCGCTTTAACAAAATCGCAAGCCGTGTCAATGGATAAGTGACCTCTGAAAACGTGATTAGCTTTGCCTGCGTTATCCCTGTCGATTAAGTCCTTGTCATAATTCACACCTAAGAGAATGTGGTTTATGTCTTTAAATCTCCATTTGATTAGTTCACAATCGGTTATGTAAAGCATTCTTCCCATTTCCTTGTGAGTAATCAGAAAGCCATATATCGGGCAAGGTTCGCCGTTTGCGTCTGTGTGTGTCCAGCTTCCGTCTATTGTTGTTAGGTCAAATGCCTTAACTTTAAAACCGCTAAATGGTATCGTGTGATAACGATGTATGCCCTCGTGTTGTGCGTATTGTATATATGGTGCATAAATCGGTATTCCCATTGACTTAAAATCGTTCAATGACTTGCTGTGGTCTAGAGGTGGGTGTGACTTATAATCACACCCTTTATCCCCCTTATGTTCCAATCTAAGCCTTTTTTAATCTCCTTAAGCGGTATTCCACAATCAAGGATAAGTGTTTCTCCACTGTTGGAAATTAGGGTGTAGCAATTACCTGTGCTTCCTGTTGCTATACATTTAAGTTTCATCATTTCACACCTACTGTCATAATCGCTGGATTTACAACTCCGTCTCCGTCATATCCATACTCTTTGTTATGCCACTTTCTTAAATACTCTCCGTATTCCCAACATTGTGAAAGAATACTAACTGCGTATCCGTACATAACCCCTGTTATGCCCTCTGTGTCTGCTTCGTGACTTAATCTGTCGGCATTATCAACGAGGCACTTCTTAATATCATTGCTCTTGTCAATTTCTGCTTCTAACAGTTCAGCCCACCTTTCAGCATAAGCGAAGCAAGCTCTGCTGTATCCGTCACTATTCTCGTCGTACCAATCCTTGTATTCTTTCTCTTTACCTTTAATAATTTTCATACTCACACCTCGATTTCATCATCCTGTGGGAACTGAAAGCACTCTGTTGTAGCTTTCCGAAATTGTTCCTCGCTCAAAATACGCTGTACTTCTTCAAAACGCTTTGAACCGGCTGTGCAATGATAAAACACATTGTTTTCATATACTTTTCTAAGCATTTCCATAGCCTTAATTGCCTTTGCTTTGGTGGAATATCCAGCTAACATAATGTCGCTAGTCAAGTCTTCTACTCCTGATAAATTACGGTTCAAAAAATAAATAGCATTTCTGAACTCCTGAATAACTACCATTTCATAAGGAACATCTATTGTTCCGTCCTGTGAAATTACTCTCATGGTTTCCAAAACCTCCCACATATTTTGCACTCATAGCCCCATCTATGATGCTTACAAATCTTAAACCAGTCGTGTCGATGCATTACTTAATCCTCCTCACTCTGCATGAATGGTGGTAATGTGCTATCTTCTGCCTGTTCTTCGGTTACTTCTGTTGCCATGGTGTCAACTACATCTGCCTTATCTTCTATAAACTCAACTGTATTAGCATTTTCGGCAATTTCAGCCTGTGTAACTTGATATACCTCGTCCATTTCAACCTGTGCCTGTCGTGCCATTGGGTCATAGTTCTTAGGATATTTCCTTGTTGCATTGTTACACATTTTTCTCTGTATCATGCTCTCTGGAGTATCAAGCCAAGCACCGCTTATAAAAGGTCTTGCAAGCTCACATTCGAGCATTTCATCTACTGTCTTGCACGCTCTTAAGGCATTGAGAATTTCTTCCTTTTTCTCTTTAATTTTTGCCTTTTCTTCCGGTGTTGCATCATATCTAGTTCTTGCAACTTCTTTGTTATACTGTTTTTTAGTTCCTGTAATAATTCCGAACGTAGCGTTCAACATATTCTGTTTTACGTGAGATAAGAGGTTTACCTTAACACTGTCTCTATCAGCAGAAAGATATGTTACTGTTCCGTCTAACAGCTTAACAGGATATACAACTCTTACCGCCTTATCAGATAATCCGTTTTCTTCCCACTCCGGCTCTGTAACTGTAAGTCCTTTATGCTTAGGCGGTATGTACTTGTCACCCTCTTTGATTACCCAATATGGATATACCTGTTTAACATCTTTTCCATAGTTGGCGAGCAAAGAATCATAACCGCTTCCCTCGATGCCCATTTCGACTTGTTGCTGCCATATATCTTTTCCGTTTTCATCTTTCCCGACATTAACATTTCTTAACTGAAAATAGCACTCTCTTGGATATGCACTAGCATTTAACTTAAGGCTTGCACAACGCTTGACAATGCCTCTCAAATTACTTGTATCAAGATTTCCCATATTAATCTTAGGGTCATTCTTAACAAGATTAAATATGCTTGTCATAGCTTCCATAGCACACTCTTTTGCGTAATCGTCCATATCCATTCCAACAGCCTTATAATCGTTGATAATAAGTCCTGTCATTGTATTACTCCACTCACTTAATGAGGTGGTAAATGCTTTCTTTTCTGCAACTGCTGTATTCTCTGCCATAATTATTCCTCACTTTCTACTTCTTTAAATTCGCCATCAACTAATTTATAAAATACATCTTCTTTGATACGCTCTCCATCTACACATTCTGTTTTTACACACTTAGGAATCCATATATAATTATCACTATCATCTGTTTTATCAGTTCTAATCCATTCAGCTAACGTTATCCAACTACCGATTTTTGCTTTTGCTATTGAATTATAGCCTGCTGCCATAACAACTGAATGTTTACCCTTGGATGTTATCTTTGCGAAATATCCACTTGAACCTATCTGTGCGGAATCTCCACTTGAACCTATCTTTGCGAAATATCCACTTGAACCTATCCGTGCGGAATCTCCACTTGAACCTATCTGTGCGGAATCTCCACTTGAACCTATCTGTGCGTAATCTCCACTTGAACCTATCTGTGCGGAATCTCCACTTGAACCTATCTGTGCGGAATATCCACTTGAACCTATCTGTGCGGAATCTCCACTTGAACCTATCTGTGCGGAATATCCACTTGAACCTATCTGTGCGGAATCTCCACTTGAACCTATCTGTGCGGAATATCCACTTGAACCTATCTGTGCGGAATCTCCACTTGAACCTATCTGTGCGGAATATCCACTACTATCAGTTTCGTTATCTTTACCAGACTCAACTCTTGTTTTTTCAATAGTAAAATCTACACAAGCCTTAATAAACCCTTTAAGCCCAAGTTTTGCACCAATATGAAGCTTATTTGTGGCTGTTTTATCCTTTTCTTTATAAATATCTCCAATAGCTTCAACATCTGCAAAATCTGAAATGCCACCATTTTCATCAACAAGCGGATAATAATTCAGCACATCAAATGGGTTTTCACAGAAATGCATTACGCCTGCTTCGCATATTTCATTTCCGTTTTCTTCATAAGTAGCATTCTCTTCGTACTGCTTACCTTTGCATATCATTCCTTTGTTAAATGCTTTATATCCTTTTACGCCCATCAGTTTTCCTCACTTTCTCAACTTAAAATCTGTCCGACAATCTCTAATTTCTCACTATCATTAACAATCAGCATAATCAACTGACTATCTACCATTTCAGCAACTTTCTTCTGATTATCCGTACTAAGGCTTTCAGAATCATCTAAGATAATAGGTACTGATATGCCACTAATCTTCTGAATGGAATTGCAAATATCAACTCTGCCTAAAATCCTGCTACCCTTGTTAGACATAGTTGTTAAAATGCTTTTTCCGTCAACTGTAGGTATGCAGCAACTCTTGTAATTGCCGTTCTTAGCATATTCAAACAACTGCCACTTAACTAAGCTGAAATGGCTGTTTACCGCTTCTGTTAAGGCTTCATTCTTTGCTTTGTCTAATTCATCAAGTAAATCAAGGATTTTCTCGGCATTAGCCTTATTCTGTTCAGAATCAATCCTTGCCTGCTTTAATTCTTCAAGTCGCTGTTCATCTGCTGCCGTATCTGACTTTGCAATCTGGCTTTCGCATTCTGCTAACTGCTGTCTTAAAGCTGTTTCCTGTGCCTTTAATTCTGCCTTAATCGCCGAAATATCGTTAGCCTTGTGCATGGCTTCTTCCTTTTCGGCAATCTGCTGTTCAAGTGCCTTGTATTCCTCGGTGGCTGATACATCAATCTCCTGTGGAAGTTCTGATAACTGCTTTTCAAGGTCTGCTAAATCCACTAAATGTTTTTCTAACTTCTGCTTTCTGTCAGCCAATTCTTGTTCAGCTCCAACTAACAATCCTTTGACTTCATCAAGCATTTTCTTAGCTGTGTTGCCTTTATCAGTAATTCTGTTAAGTTCAGTTTCTTTATGTGCCTTAAAATCTGCCTTTAGTTTCTCTTTCTTTTCCTCTGGGTATTCCTGTTTACAATAAGGGCAAATAAGATTATTCTCGTCAAATACACGCTCTTTTTCAGCTTTCCATTCGGTTCTGCTATCATCAAGTGTTTTCTGATATTCAGCTATCTTGTCCTTATCAAAACTAACAACATCTTCTGCGTTGCTGATTGACTTCTTGCTATCCTCAATCACATAATTAAGGTTACTAATCTGTGATTCAAGTTTTCTCCTAGCCTTAACATTTTCTTCATTAGCTTTACGGCTCATATCACTAAGCTCAAACTTAAGATTAAGAATATCTGAACTAGCTTTGTCATATTCAGCTATCAGCTTGTCATTGTCAGTCTGCTTTGCCACACAATCAGCAATCTGCGCTTTAAGGCTGTTCTTCTGTAATTCAAGGTCAGATACTTCAATAGCCTGCTTAAGCTGTATATCTCTTTCCTTTTCCTTAATCTGTCCATCAAGAATAGGCAAATCCTTTGTGATTTTGGTCTTTGTAGCCTTATTCATAGCGGATAATTCTTCAACTGTATACTTATTAAGTAAAGGAACTAACTCGGCTAATTCGGCTTTCTGTGAAGCTATATCAAGGTCTGTAACATCTCCTACTAAGCCAAATAAGTATTCTCTCTTTTCTGCTGGCTTCTGATTAAGAAAAGCATTTACATTGCTGCACATCTTAAATACATTCATATCAACATCAAGGTACGCATTGAAGTCCTTTAATGTCTTAGGCACATCATTGATAAAATACTTGTTATCGTCCTTATAACTGCTGCCATCCTTACTGTAAGTCCTCTTCTGCACTTTCTTCATAGTTATTTCTTTTCCGTCAACATCAAGTGTAAGTTCAACACTTGTATCCATATCATCAACTGATACTCCGTCAACCTCTCGTCTGGCAACCGGATTATCCTTTAATTCATAATCACAGTTGAATAAGCACCACAGATAAGCTGTGACAATAGTTGACTTACCCTTGCCATTCTTAGCCATAATCTTTGTAATGACATAAAAATCAAACTCTGCGTGTGCATAGCACATAAAGTTTTCAAGTACTACCCCTTTTAAAGTTGCTCTCATAAACAATATCCTTTCCTTATTATATATTCATAACAAATATGCCATCTTCAATCTGGAAGTTGTCAACTTCCCTATCCGCATAGGCTGAATACTTAGCTTCTTCAAACGAACCGTTAAAAACCGTTCCATGCAGCGGTGTCCATATCTGGCATACCACATCTTCATCAATAGCCATACTTGCTAAATCTTTAACTGTAATATCACTATACATTGGCTTCGTCCTCCTCTACGTAATCAATCCTGCTTACTGATACTTCATAAGCAGTTCGTGTCTCAATATTGCCACTTATCTTCTTAGTGTACTCACGGCTCTGGAATCTTCCCTGGATCTGAATGTGTTCTCCAACTTCAAGTCCACCCGCAAATCTTGCATTTCTTCCCCATGCTATACATGGTATGTAATCTGATTTGCCATATGGTCTGTTTACTGCTACTAAGATATCTGCAATCTCTCTGCCCTTTGGAGTACATCTGTATATAGGTAGTTTGCATACGAAACCATCAAGTATAACTGTATTAATATCTTCTTCAAATGACAGTTCGGTTGCGTCCTGTGTCAGTATCTTAAGTTCTCTTGCGAATACAGATAAAATCAGCTTGCTCTTCACATCATCAATATGCCTGTTGAAGCTCCTTATCTGCCCTACAACTGTGACAACCTGTCCTACTTTGATTTCTCTGATATCAACAAGTCTGTCTGATATCATTACCGGTAATGTATCCTTGTTACTGCTCATTCTTGAACATTTGAGCATGAACACATAAAACCTCTCGCCAAATACTTCATGCGAGTACTCTGGCTCTTTCTCAACTACTCCTGCTAATGTGATATTATTGTTATTAATTGCATTTTCCATTTCTTTCTCTCCTTACTTTAATATGTAACTTCCTATTGGTACTTTATCTATTCTTTCAATCAAATGGATTTTGCAGCTGAAAGTATAGAACTTTCTAAAATCCTTTTCCTTTATAGCTCTCTGTCTATTCCTGTTCAGCTTAATAATTCTTTTTATGCTACTCATTGGCATTCTCCTTACATCTGTAATACATCGTTGTTATAACTCCTCTTGCTGTGAGACAGTCATAATTCTTCCATGCTGATAGGTCATGGTCAGCTGATTTAATTGCTGTTACAATTGCCCTTTCAACAGCACATCTTGGCCTACCTACTGTACTAGCAATACTGCTGTAAATTTCTTTCATTGTCATAGAAGAATTAAAGCGTTTAACAGCTTCGATTATGTAGATGTAACCTCTTTTATTAGAAAGAATTCCCAGGCTGAACATTTCTTCTCTTATCCTTGCTTCCATAAACACTCCTTACTTGTAGCAAAAGTACATGTTCTGCACTTTCTTATAAACACCGCTACCTTGTTTAAATTCAGCGTGATACAACACATTGCTAGGTATGTCATATCCGCTTATTAATAATTCTTCTGCTATTCTCCAACACCTTTCTGTTGGTTCTTTATAGAATCCGCTGTTTTTAAGCTCTGTGCATTGGTATTGCCCTGGCTGATATATAACTTCTTCAATACTGTTCGGAAAATACTCACTTTGCACTCTGTTCAAAACAACAGTTCCTGCAAGATATAGCATTTCATCATCGTTGCATGTCGCTCCGCATTCACCCATCAGCAAATGTGCCATAAGCGACAATTCATATTCATCAACACTTATCTCTCCAGTTTCAACTTTATAATCAACATGTGAGTTGTAGCATTCACTTAACACTGCACTCTGCTGATTAATCTTCGCTTGCGGTTGTACCGGCCTTAGAATCAACGCTATAAGGCTGATTCCTGCTAGTACTGCGGATATGTTAATTATCTTTTCTTTCATATTCTTTTATCCTTTTCATTAGGCACAATGGCGGTTCGTAAGAATCAATGAACTCATGTACATCTGCTAAATCATCACGCTTAATGCAACTAAAACGACACCCGACTTCGCGTTCTATCTGTAAATATAAATCTATGCAGATTTCGTTAATCAAGTTTATGTCACTAACCTTGCCGCCTGTAACAGCAATAACCCTCTCACTTTCATGTCTTGTAATGTCCTGTATTTCATCAAAAGTTAATGAATCGTCAAACGGAAACACTGTTATCTCCTTTCAAGAACTTATTAACAAAGTAAACCTGTCCTTTGCCCGTTACCTTTGGCGTGCGTGTAATTCTTACGCTTCCATCTGGATTAACAAGGTTACTTTCCTTGATTTCAAATAGCCCCTGCTCAATGTACCTCTGCGTCGGCATATTGTAAGAACTGCCACTCTTAATCAGATAGCCCTTATCTCTTAACCATACAAATAATCGCTTCTGCCCGATTTGCACACCGTTCTGACAAATCAACTTTGCTAAATCTCCAACAAGGATTGATGTATGGCTTGTTGCTACTGCGTCTGCAAAAATCTCTTTAGGTTTCATCTGTTCAATTCTCGCCTGCTTCTGTTCGATTATCTTATCTCTTTCAGCTATCTTGTTATTGGCTACAAGAAGTGCCTTTGCCATGAGTTCTTCATCAGACATTGTTTCCTGCCCTACTATGTAGCCGCCATTCTTTCTGATTGATGGAAGCACTTCTGATGTAACCCAGTGTTTAAATCTGTGTAATTTCTCTATTCTTTCATTTATAAGGGCGTCATTTTGTGACACACCCTTCGCTTTTTGTGGCTGCATTTGAAAAAGTAGAGAATATAAACCGCTTTCATTGATAACCACCATATTCTGCTTTCCGCCTGGGGTATCAATTTGTGACACACCCTTGTCAGATTCATCAATGTTTGAAAGACTTCTTCTGTAGTTCGTGTCTCCAAACGCTTCACAAACATCTTTTCCAACAAACCACGGCAAATCATTCACAACCACTGCTCTGACATTACCGAATTCCTTGTTATTAAATATCTGTAAGTCGTTCATAGGTTTGCACCTCCTGTAACAAAATTCTTCAATCCTTGAAAAAATGCTTCTGCCTTTAATTCCATTTTTTCTGAATCATCTTTGTATGCAACAACAGCTTTGACGCTATTCAGCACATCATCAAATCTGCAATCAAACAGCTCGCTTCCCTGCTTTCTTTTGCTTTTAAAGTGTTCATGCAATTTCTTTTCGTTTTCGACATAATTCGTATGTGGAATACTTATAGCAACTTTCCCTATTTCCCATTCCCCATAATTAACAGCATTTCTCTTTAATGCCATTAACCTTTGATATGGATTTTTTGCACTTCCAATCTTTACAAATTTGCCGTATTCCAAAATATAAAAGAAACCTGTATATTTATCCTTGTTTCTTTTCTCAATTTCTTTTATTTTTCCAAACTCTGAATTGCTAAAAATCTGTAAATTATCCATATAACTCCTTTCTGCATTTTTGTGATATAATCCTCTTATCTTTTATATAGAAAAGAGGTGGGATTGTGAAAAATTTTGAAGATTTCAAAGCTTTTGTAAGCTCTAATAGCAATGAAATTCATTCTTCAATTCATCAGAAAGTAATGTCTGCTACTGAAAAACAAAACTTTGCTGACATTGCTGAAGAACACGAGTTTATTCGTCGTGCGTGGGTTGAAATTGGTATTATGGAAATGTTGGAACATTACCATAACTGGCTCAATCAAGATTAAAAGCTGATTTGCCAACTTCACTCTGATACTCTTTATCTTCCTTGCTTGCAAGTTTCTTTAATGACCGGTTAATTTCTTCAAGCAAGGAATTTCTTTTCTTTTCAATCTGGATTAATTCTTTCAATTCTCTTTCCATTCTCTCTCCTTTCTAGTAACTTATAAAGTTACTTTCTTTGCAAAAAAAATTTCCATAGGATTTTCAATATTCAAATTATCAATCATAATCTGAATCTCATTGCTGCCAAAAACGCCCTTGTGCATTCGTAAATAGAAAGTCTTGGGTGTTACACCTATCATTTGTGCAACTTCTGTCTGCGTTTTTCCGTTTTCAGCAATAATCCCACGAAGCTTATTTGTATCAACCATCTTCTCATCTCCTTTCTAACTTCGTAACTTTTGAAGTTACCCTTATTATACACCGCAAAAGTAACTTGTCAAGTTATTTTTTTCTTGACTTGTAACTTTTTTGTGCTATAATCAAGTTACCGATAGGAAAGGAGGAAACACTAATGATTAAAACTGTTGGAGATAGGATTAAGGAACAAAGAGAACTTAATAAAATGTCGCAAGTAGAGTTAGCTAAGAGGATGGGCGTTTCTAAGCAGACATTATATAAGTATGAAAACAACGCAGTAACAAACATTCCAAGTGATAAAATTCAGGTTGCTGCACAGATTCTTGATATTTCTCCATCATATTTAATGGGGTGGGAAGATAATTTATCTACTGATAATGCTGATATCATTCCCGACTTAATGTCAGATAAAGAATTGTTGGATAGTGTTAAGAAATTGATGAAGCTCAATAAAGAACACCAGCAAACTATATTTGACAATATAGCCTATTGGTATGAGAAAGAGGGGCGTTAAACGCCCCATTTCTTTTTGAAAGATAAAATTAATTCATATACAAATTTTAAAAAATTGTTATTGCTACAATTATCTATTAATCCGATAATCTTCTGCCTGTATTCCTCATTCTCCATATATCCCCCTTATTGCACGATATAACACTGGTAGCGATAGTGTTATTATAGAACATCTGTTCTTGCATGTCAACCTACCCCCAGTGGATTAACAGTTTTCAGCGGTGACACTGCCAACGCCAATCAAACAGTGCCACCTAGCCGAAACTTGAAGATTCTGTCCGAACTCTCTCGGACAATTATTATTATAAATACTTATAATATAAAAATCAACTTAAAGATATCGCAAGTTTTGACAGCATTCGACAAATTATGTATATTATGATATGATTAGTAAAATTAAATTTAAGGGGGATTTACCTATGAAAAAGAGAATTGTAAGCATTATGCTTGTTATGTGCTTATTGAGCCTTGTAGCGTGTCAGAATAGCGCTTCTGATAATATCGAGAGTACCGCAACAGAAACGCAAACCGAAACTCAAACCGAAAAGAAAACTTCTGGTTCTGGAATAAATAAAAAAGCTCTTTTTAAAGATGTTGCTTTTAAAGAAGATAGAATGATGTACTCTGATAAAGCTACTGCTTCCGATTTAACAAGAAAGCCGCAAAATTATATTGATAAAGATTTTGCACTTGAAGCCCATGTTATTCAGCTTGTAGAAGATGGCTCTTCTTTTCTTGTTAAAGGTGGTCCTGAATGCTATTCTGTTATATTGGCTTCTGTTTATGAAGACGGAATGATAGCAGATAACAATGTTTTAATTGTAGTAAAATTAAATACCGACCTTGATAGGATTATAGAAAATGATAAGGTTACTTTTTATTGCAAAGGAACTGATAAGACATATTCTTATACAACAGTGCTAAATGCAAGAAAAACAATACCTGTTGTCATATCAGAAATGTATGATATTCATTAAGATATTACCGGGAGCATTGCACTCCCGGTATTTTTATTAAGGTTAGACTAATTCACAATCAGTTACGTTGACCGCTGCGAATAATTCTCCGTCATGTACAAGTACAACTCTGTCTCCGTTTCTTTCGGATACTGTATATTCGTCGAACCAAGCCTTAATAGGTGTGCCATTATAATCAGTATCGCCGATAAATCTTACAGTACTACCCTCTTCAATATCTTCACTGAATGGGATATCTGTAGGTGTATTATCAGAGCTTGCACCGCCGACAAATTCAAGATTAGCAATATTGACAGCGGCTGTGATTGTTGTACCGATGCCTATAACAACTCTGTCTCCGTCCTCTTCAATCACATCATATTCATCATAATATGTCGCAAATCTCACGCCGTCATAATCAATGTTATCAAGCACTCTGACTTTCTTACCGTCGCCGCGATTTACTGTATCTGTGTTGATATCATTGTCATTGTCATAAATGCACTTAACAAGGCTGATGTTATCCTCGTCAATAGCAGCAGTAGTTACGCCGTCAACACCGATAACAACTCTTCTGCCACTAGCTGATAAGACTCTGTACTCATCATAGTAAGTGCCGAATGGCTCGCTATTATCGTACTGGATAGCGTTAATAACCTTGACTGTATCGCCTTTGTGATACTTAGTATCTAGCACTGGCTCATAGTCTGGCACTGTAACTTCTTCAACGACATGATCTGTGCAATAATCAGTGTAGCAATAGTTCTGGTCTACTGTCTGTCCGTTAATCTGTGTGTCTCTAAGATAATTAACGCTTCCGCCAAACTGCCACATGTCATAATCAACGGCAATTCTAGGTTCTGCATCTGAATATTTTGCTACCCAAACAGCATAACCAGCTTCTTTTACTCTTGAAATGTCTACATAATTGTTAATGCAGTTCTCATATGTGTATAAGCCGACATTCTTATATCCTGCATTTCTCATTTCATCAAGGAAAGCCATAATAATGCTTGTAAGGTCATTACCAGTAACCATGCCTGCTTCAACATCATAGAACACCGGGTAGCAGAATGATTTGCCTGCTAAAAGCTGTGCAAAGTATCTGGCTTCATTTACAGCTTCATCAGCACTTAATGCGTTGCCGAAGAAATATGCTCCCTTGTGGATTCCTGCACTTTCCAGCTTATTGTAACTGTTCTCAAACTCTCTATCTTCATATAAGCCATCATCAGCACCGCCTGCCTTGATAATAGCAAAGTCTACACCCTCATTATCCTTTGCACCTTTAAAGTCAAAATCTCCTTGCCATCTTGATGTGTCAATTCCGAATAATTTACTCATAAATTACCTCCTAAAAAATAAAAGCATGGGAATTAACCCATGCTTTCTAAAATAAATATTAATCACTGTACTTTTGCGAGTAGTTTATTAACCTCTGTCTTAAAGTTATCATAATCACTATCACACTCCGACTTATTTGCAACATACAACTGATTATCTGTAATTGTCTGTCCAATTATTGCCGGACCGGTTTCTGGAATGTTTGCATACATTGCCATTGCAACCATGTTATTAATTATCGATGTTCCATTAATCGATATTGTTTTAACTGTTCTTAACATTTTTGCTCCTTTCCGTTAGCCAAACAATGTTCCTACTAATGTATTATCTACCCATACTTCTAATTTTGAACCTGTCCAAGTAAGCGTAACTCTGTTGGTTGAAGCTGTAACTGGCTGACAATAACCAAAGTATTGGTTCCATATTTGAATTGCAGATAAATCACTTGTAAATTTCGTACTTCCATTTATGTTTAAGTTATTAATTTTAGCCGTACCCATTACAGACAATTCGCAGTCAGTATAATATGTCTTCCCAGAAGAATCTATGCGCACATACCCTTTGCCTATGTTGCAATAACCATATATACTTCCATCGCTATTATTCCCTTGTAGCCATATTTGCTTTCTTGTTATACTGGCTTCTTGTCCTAAATTTGAATACAGCCAAAAACCAGTAGTCATGTCGTCTTCATCGCTTGGAGTGTATACTACTTTAATTGTATTAGTTCCGTCATCGTCATAGCCTAATAAAGCGTGGCCCTGAATCCTTACTCCATTATTAGATGTATTATTCCATACTTTAAGCTCTCCGCCTCGCATAGTTGCCGCCATCGAGTATTCATTTCCGTCTGAGCCCACGCCCGTTCCTTTCGAGGTTATTGTTCCATCTGCTGTAATAGTTGTATTGGTTGATGTGAGTGTGAATCTATCGCCAGAAATATTTAAGCCGCCTCTAGCTGTGATGTTGATGGTATCTGCAATCGCTTCAATAGCAGATTTCAGTTCGCCAGTAGTTGGGTCTTTTTTGATGTATAACTCTAAACTTGCTGACGTAGCATAGTCTTTTAGGCTGTCTTTGGTTGCATATGTTGCTGACACATCAGCTCTAATGCTGTTGCTTTCAGCTGTTACTGCTTGCGTAATGGCATTATTCATAAAGGTTGTTTTGGTGTAGTTTTCAGACAAGTTGTCCTCTATATTCTGGCACCAATCTTGAGCATCACTAGCTTTTGTATTAACTTCGTCAATTGTATCTGATAACTTTCCCTGTTCTGTATATAAACCAGATATTGACAAGCTGTTAGAATCAGCGGTCTGTTTGATTGTATTAACAGTATTTGTCAATGCTTCAACTGTGCTTCCATCGGCCTTGTCGTTTAATGTTTTTGTCAATTTAGTTATTGTTGAACTGTTCCCATCAACCGCTTGCTTAACCTCGTTAAATGTCTTAGTATCAACCTTGTTACCCATGTCAGTTTCAAGAGTAGTTGTTCGTGTTTTAAGGCTTGATAATTCACTGTCTGTATCAGTTTTCCATGAACTGATTTCAACATCAAACTTCTTAATACCGGTAATCTCGCCATTAATGTTAATAATATCCTGTAATGCCTTAGTAACATCACTGTCCTTAATTAATACCCACTCATAGTTAGGTGCTTCTAATGTACCTGTATCAGCAAATCTGTATGAATATCCATCTGCATTTGAAGCCGGATTAACCACATAACAGATATCACCTATATGCTTCTTTCTCGTGGCATCGTCTGCCCAATTAACAGCCGGCTCATTATTAAGTGTAGGTATTTCTGTTTTAGTGAATGTCTCAATATTTCCGTCGATTTGCCCCTGTAAATCTTCCTGCACTTTATCTAAATATTCTTTTGTTGGTACTTTTTCAGCTAATTTATCCAGAGACAAAGAACCTGTTCCTATGCGTTTTCCATTAATTGTACCTACTGTAATGTTATCAGCATTAAGATTAGTAACTGTAATCTTGCTTGCGTCAATAGTACCTGCTGTCAGCTTGTTTGCTGAAAGACTTTGCACCTTTTCGTTTGTTACTGCACCATCTCTGATGATCGATGTGTCAACAACCTGCTTTTTGACATTTGCAAAATCAATTGTTGCGTAGGTAATCTTGGCTGTACCCACATCTAATTTATTAATTAGTGCCTTATTAACAGTTATCAAGTCGGCATAGTACCGCTCCATCTGCTTAGTAATAGGACCGGAAGCAGCACTTGTATTCTCTGTGTCAGATTGTCCAATAGATGTAACTGTATCCATCAAGCCGCCGTCGCATTCGTGCGTAATCTGCATTATAGGCACTTTGTAATCAACGTCGCCCTTGCTGACAGTTATAATGTCACCAACTTCTAGCCGGTAATCACCAACAAACTTAACTGTAAGCGGCCTGAATGTAAAACCGCCTATCTTTTTATAGACTTCATCAAGAATTGCCTGCGTCATAAATGGATTGGTGAATGTTAATCCTGTTGCTCCGTCACCAACTGTTATCTCGCTTTGTTCTGTGGAACCACTCTTGGTATTATTACATGTCAGTTTCTGTATAATAAAATCCTTGCTTGTTGTAAATGTAACGCCCTGCTGATAATACTTATGTCCGTCAAGTACATATCCGCTATCCTTATACCACCTTAATTCAAGGTTTCCGTCAGGATTAATTACCGCATTACAGCCTTGCAGCATAGCCATATAACCGATAATTTCTCTATAAGTGTAACCTTGTGGCTTGTCGCTGATTGTATGTGCTGAGACTATGTTTGTTGCTAAAGATATGCCTAACTTACCGCATATCTCATTAAGAATAGCTTTATCTGTGCTAGGAAATGCCATATCCGAGAAATAAGGCATGTCAGCCTTATACATTCTGTCGTATGCTTCATAGTTTGTGTATTCTCCGTCACTCGTCTGTCTAGTAACTGTAAATATTCCCAACTTAATATACTTAATTTCTGTACCAACCTTAACACCCTCGAATATGGTAATCTCCTTATTCTCAAGACCTATTGTTGGCATATAAATAGAAAAGGTAACACCGCTGCTGCAAGTGTTACCTATCGTAATTTCGTTATTGGGATTTATCATGTTTAGAAACTTGAAATTGTTGAGTGTTTCGATATATTCTTTTCCTTCAACAACATACTTAGAATAGTACCTTGCGCTGTTTCCCTTAACAATCTCTGTCGTAGCTGTGTCTAATATCTTCATTCTACACCGCCTTTATTAATTAATTAATGTGATATCATAAACTCAATTGAGTATAATTTAGCTGGTGTAATTTCTTCGCATTTATCGAATGCGTCCATAGGAAGCATTGTCATGTCAGGTGCTTCAATCTCTTGCTCATTGATTTCCCGCATTTCTTCCTGTAACTTCTTTAAGTTCTCTGATGTAACCTGATACTGATTATCGTTGATAACTGGATTGCCGCTGTCGTCCTTGTCTGCATACTTAACCTTAGTATCTTCTATGGTCTGTAATGTTGCCTTGTACAGCTCTTCTAACGCCTTAATATTGCACATAACAGCCATAGCAATTCTGCCTGTGGTCTTGTCATGTGATATGTTGCTCAAACTCTGAAATCTGTCTATTAACTCACTTGTTTTAAGTTTCATGTGGAATTCTCCTTTATTTTTGAATCAAACTTAATTTTGCTCCGACTATTAGTCCGTCCTCATTCTTCGCCCTTGTGAGATACGGATATGTCGCATCTCCTGTGTATATTGTCATTTCTTTTTGCGTACCTCCTAAAAATAGGACTTGTGCTGTTGGGAATGGGTTATTTATGTCGCTTACTACATTATCAAGCAATAGTGCCTGCTCACCTGTTAGCGGCGGTAATTGCAGTTCAATCTTGTCTTTGAGTGCTACAATCGTGCCTACCATTTCTCCATAATCGTTTCTTCCTGTATTTTTAGACCATATCTTATTCCTACTGTATGTGTAGCCGTTATATGCTACTGGGAATCTAACCCCCTCAATCACAACTGCGTCAATCAATCAAACCACCCCTTTCAAGGCATTAAAAAAGGAATGTACCATTTCTGATACATTCCTTAGTGTGGTTACAAATTTCTTGCAACCATTATATTTATTTCTGTTTGAGCCATTCTAATATTCTCAAGAAAATCTATGCAACTTCATTGAATAATTGCAGTATAAATTCTCTTCCAAGCTGTGTTATTCTCCTGTGATAAATAACCTTACCATTGTCAAGGATTTCTTGCTTAATCTCTTCATATCCCATACTGCTGTATGGTGAGTAAAGAACCCAAGTTCCATTGACACTGTATTGAATTTTTTTATCAGCAAGTAACTTGTTAAGTTGAATGGCAGATTTCAGATTCAGTTCCTTAGCAATCTCTGTCATTGTGTATGTCTTATTGACATGTGTTAAGATAGCGTTCTTTCTTTCTGCCTCAACTCTTGCTTGTCTTTCTTTTTTTAACTTTGTTAATAGTTCTATTCCAAAGTCTGGATTATTCAGTATTTCATCAATAACATTATCAGTAGCATATATTCCATTCTTGCGAATTGACGGAATAATCTCGTCTGCCACTAATGCTTGAAATTTCTCTGCTGTTTCGTTTTTGGCTTTCATTGCTAGGCGGTAGAAGATGTTTTCTGGGATAAAATCTGGCAATCCATCTTTTCCAATCGGCTTTAAATTTCCGTGCCAACTTGTTGGCACGCCTAATTCATCAAGGTATTTCCTAATTGTTTCCCATCTAACAACCTCGTTACCACTTGCGGCTACTCTTGTAAACCCAAGTCCTCTAGCAACATTTTCCAATCTTAAGTACGCAACGCCATTCTGCTCATAGCAGTCTACGCCGCAAATATTCTTAGTGTTCATAGGTACTTTAATCTCATTGTGAGAACTATCTTTTGTAGTTGGATAATTATAACTCATTATTTTACCTCCTACAAAAATTTTATCATTTGCTCTAAACAGAATCTATTGCGTAGTGGGAGTATATGCCCACAATGCCTCACGCAATAATATTATGCTACTTCCTTTGTAGCCTTGTCCTGTTCCTTTAAATTAAAATTATTAACATTGTCCTGAATGGTTTCTATCTGCTGCAAAACTCCCATAAGAACATATGAAACTCTTTCGTTTTCCATATTTGCTAAAACTTCTGTTACTGTTGCGTGTGCAATTTCTGACGCTATGTCAATATTTGTTACGATTTCTACATTACTCATTTGTTTTTCCTCCGAAAATAATCTTGAATTTTCCGAAAGAAACTGATATGATAGATTTATCAATTCCTTTCGGATTGGTGTTTTTAAAGTGTTGTGTTCGTTGGTAGCGGTGCAACACTTTATTTTTTTTGCCCTTTTACTTTTTCAATGCCTTTTTTAATCAAATCAAGTATTGTATATCCGCTTTTATCAGAAAAATTCATTATTTCTTCCTTTTCCTCTTTGGTGACACGAATATATATTCTTTCATTTTTAGGATTGTCGAGTTTAGGTCTACCTTTTTTATTGGACATATACTCACCTCTTTTCTGTCCGCACATTTAATATAAACCGTACGCACAAAAAAGTCAAGCACTTTTTCAATAAAAAATGGAACGCACCAAAAAGATACGCTCCTTAATATTTCTATTGCATTAATTCAATTAGTGTTATATAATATCTGTACCGCTTGTTTAAGTGGTATTGTGACTTTTGGCTGTCAGTTGTCGGGCTGACAGCCTTTTGTTTACCAAAAAATCAGCCCACATCTGTTACACACAAACCTATGTTGTGAATAAGTTCCGCCCTGTTGCTTAATCTTCTCTTTCTTATTAACCAGTGTAAGCGGTCTTAAAGGATTCAGATTAACAGTATATCTTGTCTTAGTTTTCTGTGGTACAGTTGTTGTAATCTGCGTGTGAGAACAATCCCAACTGCTACATCTTGGACAATATACTTCAACTAAGCCGTTTTCTGTCGCTCTGTACACTCCTTTAAAGTAAGGATTTAGTGGGTGTTGAATTTGTGGCTGTTGTTTCTTCTTTATTCCTATTGCTTCTAACATTTCGTTTAGTTCTTTTTTTACTGACATACATATTCCCTCTACTGTAATTCTAATGTTAATTTCATAAGTTTTTTATTGTCTCCCAGTGGCGTTACTTCTAAATCAACATTGCTTTTATCTTCTAGTATATATATCCTTGCAACTGTAATATTTGTATCTGTCTGTAATTCTCTTGCAATATTATTGTATTCGTCAATATCAAAACTAACTAACGGATAATCAAGTTCTTTGCCGTTCTGAAAGCATGTAACATTATAATTATATGCAAAAGCTGTGTTATCTTCTGAATTGTTTGCAAAGTCAAAATAAACAACAAGAACTTCTCTGTCATTGCTATCTGTAATTACATCATGCTTAAGATATTTAAGCGTTGTATTATCATATGTAACTGTATCTGTGTTCTGTTCTGTTGTAGCAACTTGTTTAGTGACATTTATGCCGTCTGCATTGTTATTATTTCCATTTCTGTCAATTACTACTATTAACATTAATATCGAAAATATAATTGCAAAATAAGAACCTAAATGCCTTTGTGATCTATTCCCTTTGCTTTTAATCAAATCCACAATAGCTAATATAAGTGCTACTGGAATTGTAAAAGTAAAAAGTGCCATAACCGCTGCCACTATGCTAAGTTTACTATCTTTCTTTTTCTGTTTCTTATCTACCATAATGTGTTACTCCTTTGCTTTTATTGTTCTATTTTGCAATTATTAAGTATTAAAAATTGACCTTTCCCAACTGTGCAATACGTCTGATTGTCAAAGTTATCATTGCTTACAATGTGACTTTGCCTTAAATCATCATAGATACAATAATATCCTCTTGATGATGTGGCTATCAGTTTATATTCTCCTGGTTCTATGTCAATTCCAACCTCTAACATACAATTATCAAGAGTAGTTTTGGTTGTATAATACTGTCTAAATTCTAAAAGAGGTATCGCATTGCACTTGTTTAGTTCAAGATATTCTCCGTCTTCTACGCTTATCAACATATTGCCTTTGAAGTTTTCATTAAACTTTATTTTGGTTTTATTACTGTCTGCATATACGCCAAAATAAGCCGAACCTTTGCTTGTTAATGATTGCAAATAGTAATCGCCGTTTGGAATATCTTTACCTACTTTGTAAGTGCCTGCCTTATATTTTGTCAGTTTATCATATGTATCTTGTGTTGTCTTTTGTATTGTAGCCGCCGTGGTCTTTTCAGCAGCTTTTTGTGTTGTAGTTGTAGGCTGTGTATTTGCTATTGTTTTATTATCGTTTTCAGTTATGTTATTGATAATAAATAACGCTGTAACAAATACTATTCCTGCCAATACTGCAATCACTATCTCTTGTAGCTTCTTTTTGCTATCTTTTTTATCCATTGCAATACACCCCTTTGCTTTTATAGTGCTTAAAGTGTATCACAACGGATTGGATTATTCAATTAAATGTTAAATGCTGGCTGCCCTGTCATAGCTGTATACTGATTGGCATATCTCTGTGTTGTTCTGAACACTTCCTGCCCGTCAATCTGTACAACAATGTTTCCATTTTGTTGCCCTATATTCGCATTGGCAAATACTTCTGACATTCCCTCAATAACAGCTTGCTTAATACCTTGTGTTATCTGGTCGTTGTTTGCAACCGCTGTCTTACCATTGCTGAATTTACCGACAAGCTCATTATGATTTGCATAGAACAGTCCATCTTCTCCATCTGGGAATCCACCCACTGCATACGATTTAGGAGTTATTCTAATATGAAAAGCGCTACTTGATAAATTTCCGCTATTGTCAAAAACATCTCCACTAAAATTAGAAGCAAAACTGCTTGATAAGCTATTTTTGATTCTCCAAGAGTTACTGTCTATTGTATCGGCTAATGCGTTCATAAGTTCTGTTCCTGTTTCTTCACCTATTCCGCCAGCATCAACCCTGTCAATAATATTCTGGTATGCCCTTTGCGCTGCGTATGGTATATCGCTGATGTTGCTGCTAAATCTACTGCTTAAATCAGATCCTGCATTTGCGCCTATGTTTCCAAACTTTGAAAAAGTACTGCTTGTGTCAGAATCAATAATACCAAGTTTTGATTGTACTTCGTTTTTAGCTTGTTCATACGCATTTGTGATAGCCTGCTGCGTATCTTGCGAAGTTCCAACAGCGGTATTTTTTAATTCATTCCAACAAAACTGCATATCATCCGTAGCTTGCTGAACTGTTCCCCTAGCTTCATTAACCTTATCTTGATTGGCTTCAACTTCTTTGTTGAGTTGTTCAATTTCTCTTGTTACGCTCGCATAAGCTGTAGCTTCATCTGGCGTCATTTCGACAACCTGTAAAGCACCGTTATATGTCAGCTTATTAAGTTCCTCTTGTTTCTGTCTCAACTTTTCTTTGCTGTCGTTGAGAGCATCTTCCATTTTCTTTAATTCCTTCTTCTCTTTATATTCATCTTTAATCAATTGAATATAATCTTCCCTTAACGCTTCCAAGCGGTACTCTTCCTGCTTTTTGTCAATCAGTTTTTCAATTTCTTCTCTAGTTCCCTTGTATGCGCCAGTTTCCGTGTCAATAACTCCGCTTAATTCCGGTACTTTTTCAACTAATTCCTGTGCAATATCCTTGAGTAATTTCTGTTGTTCAGTTGTTAATCCTGTTTGATTTGCTAGTTCAAAGTATTTTGTTTTAAGAGCTTCGATTTCATCAGCTGTTGTATTATTTTCCCATGATTCTTCTATTGAAGCAATTGATTGTTGTATTTCACTTGTGGTTTTGCCAACCTCTTCTCTAATAACTCCATATCCAGATAAATAATCTGGGATTTCGTCTTGGATTTTAATAAATCCTTTGATTGCACCTGTTACACCAACTATTGCCGCCATAGCCAAGCCTGCCGGTCCAAAAGCTGTGTATAATCCTGCTGCACCGATAGCTGCACCACTTGCTATTTTAGCAATTGAAGCAACGAGGTTGTCGCTTCCTTTAGCTATATCGGTAAAACCACTCTCGATAAGTTTAAATTCTCCAAAAGCTGATACTCCGCCAAGTAATGCTTTTTGGAACAATGACATATTATTTCTAACTTTAGTTATTCCGTTATTGAATACATTAAACGCCCCTTTATCTTTAACAATTTTCCTAAAATCTTGGAAATCCAATGTTGCCTGGGCAATTTTAGGGTGCATAAATGTTAATGCCGAGGCTGCCGCCGCGCTGCCGTTTTTTGCTGCTTTCATTGCTCTGGCTGTATCTTCTGCCATTATACTTAATGAGTTTAGCTTGTTATATGTTTTAGTAAGGCTTGCTATTACGCTTGAAGCGCCTATCGCCTTAAGCACTTTAGGAACTGCTACGAGCGATATAAGTAGTGTTTCTATTGGTGCTTTAGATAATAAGCCTAAGTATAACTCAATAGCGCCTTTTAAACCTTGTACAATAACTTTTCCTGCTGCATTAAATACCTTAGTCCAATCAATTCCTGCAAGGAAATCACCCATCTTTTGACCGATTGTAAACCAAGGAACTTTATCAATGGCATCTGCAAACCAGTTAAGTATTCCTGCCACAAGGTTAGATGTATCTTGTCCTGCTGCATAAAAATCCCCAATTGCAAAGTCTTTAAATATCTTCTTAACAGGTTCAAGTGCTTTCTCTATCTTATCAGCCCAAGCAACTGCCGAATTTTCCATATTGGCAAATGCTTTATTCCATGCCGCTTCATAATCAGCCGCCGCCTTAGCGATATCATCTGTCAAATCAATAGTGCTACCGCCGCCACCGCTTGAGCCTTTGCTTGAGCTTGTATCGTCCTGTAATTTATTTATTTCATCAAATCCCATAAGGGATAATGTAGCTTTCTTAGCTGAATCAGCCACATCTTGGTAGCCATCTGAAATATCTTCTAAGCCGTCTGATGTGTCTTTATAGCCACTTTGTCCAAAACTCTCAAAGTCAATCTTAACGCCCATTAAAGAAGCAAGATTGACTAATAATCTTTTGATTGCAATAGTAACGCCGTTTACAACTGGCATAACCTTTGAAAGAATTGGGATAAATAGCTGTCCTGCTACCATTCCTACCTCTTTCATATTGTTACTGAACTGGCGTAACATATTACTTGGGGAGTTGATTGTCAAATTTGTTATCGTATAGGCTCTTTATCCTATACTTCTTATAGTTTCCTATAAGTTCAGAGTACATTATCACCCACATCATTATGTTTGGTTTGGTGGTAGCCACTTCCGCCTCATACTGTCCTATATACAGTAGTGTCGGACACTCTTGGGAATATTATATTTATTCAATTCCTACTCGTTACGATACTCAATAGCCTGTTCGTAATCTATTGAGTTATCTCGGTATTAGCATAGTTGAAAACTTTAGCCTTTACCGATTTTGCCCGATTGCCATAAGATATTTCTATTCTTATGCAACACTTGGAAGATAAGCTATGTCATTAACTTTCTTCCGTCTATTAGCTAAATCACCCCAAGATACTTTACTTTGGTCTAATATTGCTGGCACTCTTAACTGCTGTTTTTCCATCTGTGTCATTTCCGACACAGATTTAGATATGCCTAAGTTATATGCATATGTCGCTAGTGTAGCATTAGTAATATCAATACCATATTTATACAATGCCCTTGATTGACCGATTAAGCCACTTTGTAAGTTCTGTGCTACTGTTGAATAGTCCACATTAAAAAGTGAGCTTATATCGCCTGCAAGCATTGTCATTGACTTTGTTATAGCCGTTGTTGCTTCGCCTGTCTGCCCTAATGAGTTAGTAACAGAAGCTAACTGTGAAGCGTACTGTGTTACTTCTTGTATGTTAAGTCCTAAGTTTTTAGCTCCGCTTTCTTCAAGCAAACCGCCTTGAACATTAACTTTTAAACCAGACAACTTTCCAAGAGTATCATTTACTCTACTTTGAAAACTTTCTGCATATGCCGTAGCATTATCATATCCGTACTTTTCGTAATCCTTATCCCATTCCGAACCAATCTTGCCAAACGCAACCGCTTGATAGTTGAATGCTTCAATGTAATCTGTTGTTGACTTAATTGCTTCTATAAGTTTCTTACTGCCACGAATTACCATAAAATAAGTGGCATAAAACTTACCTATTGCACTTGCCAAGTTCCAACTGCTTTTAGTTGCTGTCCTAGTGCTTGTAGAAACGCCATACAGCGACTTTTGAAGTGAGTTTGAAGAAGTACCCACCTTGCTACCTTGACTAGCAAGATTAGCCAATGCGTTAGTCATTTGAATAACATTTTGACTTACTGTTGGTGCTCTTGATAGCGTTGTCATTAAGCCATTTAAAGCATTGCCCAATTTTGGAATGTTTACAACGGCGTTTTCTATACTCTTACTGCCTAGCTTACCAAGTGACTTTGCAAATTCTGTGACCTGTGTTGCATTTTGCGGAATAGCTGATATGCTTGCAACTGCCTTTGTAACAGCTTGAAGTGATGTAGCTGTGTTAGTTAATGCAACTGAATCAACAGAACCTATCTTTGTGATGTTCTTAGCAAGCCTTGTAAAATCTGCTGTTCCTGCGTTCATATTCTGCATAGCAGAACCTAACTGACTAACGCCATTCGCAAGACCGCTTAGTGATGAACCATTCACAGTTGCAAGTGATGTTGACAGCCTTGTAAGCTGATTTATCAATTTATCAACAGAATTGATAGCTTTAGTGGCAGTACCGGTAATTTTGACTTCTAAACTGTCTAATTCCACGCTTTAACCCCCTTTTATAGGATTGTTGGCGGTAGTCCTCTCTTTTCAGCTCGTGCCGCCCATTTCTGTTCATTGAGTAACATTCGCTGTAACTCTTTATCGTAGGTATCTTCTTCGCTTTCTTCCGTTTTTTCTGATAAAATAGCCTGCTTCGGATATTCAATGTGTGTATCTTTACTAAATGCCGCACCAATGCCGCAAGAAATAGCCGGTATTGCATAGATAAAAAACCAGTTATACATTTCTGCATCTCGATTTTGTCTATCAATCTTTTTGCCTTTTGCGTATAGTAATAATTTTGTAGGTGTCATTTTAAGAAAGTCTGAATAACTAATACCTAGTGAACTGGCTAAGACAAAGTATTCTTCCCAGATTATTTTGTGGAAGTCTGCTTCTTTAAGTGGTCTTGTGGAACTACTGTCGGCTTCTTCTGCTCCTGTGCCGCTTCTTCCACATTGTTCGCCATTTCCTCTAACATCGCTGTTATTCCCGACAGCTCGAAAAAACCATCATCTTCCATCGCTTTCTTAATTTCTTCAAACAATGTTCTATATCCGTAACTCTTATCTGTCTTTCTCTTTTCTGTAATATATGCCCTAGTGAGTTCCTTTGCTTCGTCCATAGTTACTGGGTTATTGTCAATACAGCCTGCATAAATGGCTAAAATGCAAATCTCTGGCACATCTGCTGTCATATTTGCCAAGCCGTCAAAAGAAGCCTGTGCAACACTTTTATCTGTCTGTGCAAGTAGGTAAGAACCATTCACGACAGAAAACATTTTCTGCACTATTTCCTTGCACTCCGCCGCACCGAAAGAAAACTCAATCTTATATTCATTTCCGTTTACATTAATATTCATCATAATTTTTACCCTTTCCCACCCTATCGTCCATATAGGGAAAGGTGCGGATTTTACACCGCACCTACCTTTTAAATTAATTATTCTGTTACATCATCAAGATATGATGTGTAGTCGGCTGTTTTGGCGTTTGTGCCACCAATCGACACAGCCTTTGATTTAGTCGATTGGCTTATCATTTCCCCACCTTTGTTACTGTGAATGTGCCACCAGCAGCCTCGACAACTTGAAGCTTGTCTGTGCATTCGATAGGTGAAGTGTTAGGAACTGCTGTTACTGTCATTTCAAGTACTGAATCAGTACCAGAAACATCATTAGGTGTTGCTGTTACCTGTCCGACAAATGCGTACTTAGCAACCGCACCTAATCCGTCAGAGCCATATAACTGAATAATATCTAACTGCTTGCCCTCCGCCTTGATTAAGTCCTGTAAATAAGCCTTTTCAAGATTTCCTGTGTAAGTCTTAGCGTCAGATGTTTTGATACCCATTAAGAATGTCTGTGAATCATCTTCAAATGTTGTACTTTCAACTGTGTTAGGTGCTGATACTGGTGCTGAAATTGACTTAGCCGCAACCATTAACTTGTATGAACCTGCAAAGCCATCTTCGCTATGCTCCTTGTAGATAACTCTAGCTTTATAACTTGTACTTGCCATTGCCTTGTCTACCTCCTAAAAATTTGCAAAAAAATAAGAGCATTTCTGCTCTTTGTTACAATAATCTGTCATTTGCCGCTATCATTCTTCTGAATCTAGCGGTACTCTTATGTACTTTGTTACTGATTGAGAACTCTGGCATTGATGTGCCTTGAAATCTCATTGTCTTAAACGTATCTGTAATTACTGCCATAACCTTGCGACAGTCAGACTTGCTTGTGTTAGCGGTAACATCTACTTGAAACGTCGCTAACAATGCATTAATTGTCTGTCCATCAAGCGTTTGTCCTTGTTCTACTGCTGGCAGTAAATGAATGTATACTGTCGGGAATGTTGCTTGACCGCTGTTTTCCCCCTCATTAGTTATAACTATCTTTGGATATGTTTTCTTTAGTTGCGTTAGGGTTTTAGCCTTGACAAGTGCTGTGACTGTATTTTCAAGGTCTGTCGCCCAATCGTTTGCATTTGCCATTAACTAAACACCTCTCTTGCTATCTGCTTATACTGATTAATAATCTCTATTGTAGCGTTGTACATAGGCATTGTGGCTTTAACGCCGTGCGTGTAGTGCCATTGATTATCATTGCCTAAGTAGTACCAACCGTCGCTGAATGCGTGGATTTGTCCTGGATATGTTCCTACACCCAAGCCGAAATCATTAGCCTTTGGGTTCTCGTTGCCGTTGTTGTAATAAATACCAGCACCAAATTCAATCGCTAACAGTGTGTAAAATGGCTCTCTATCTTCTACCTCAACAGTTTTGCCGGTAGCAATTAAAATAGCCTGGTAGCCATCTTGAATAGGCTTTCTGTCAACTCTCAATGTTACTGTCCTACCTAATGGACTTTCATTAACACTCATAATTGCCGCTTTGTCGCCTAATTCCGCTAATCGCTCAACAAGTAATTTGCATTTTCGGTTTAAACTGTTTTCGTATCGTTTCAGCTGCTCTATAGCCTTATTTATAGACTTTTCCGATAGTGATACATTAATTGTATGTCTTGCCATATTACACCTACTTTACAACTGCTTTAAGCATATACTTAGTTGAATATAGTGCCGGCTTAATGCCTACAATCGTGAAGTCTGCTGATGTTTCATCAACAAGACTGTCAGATGCGTATGTAGGTTTGCTATCAAGCCATATAAGGTCGCCTTTTTGAATAGGCAACATATTCCTATCTGTCAGCAAAATAGCGTCAAAATCAGCCGTATCAAAGCCGTATTCCTTGCTCTGTGCTTCTCCACCGCTGAATGATATGTTTGCTTTGAAATCGACCGGCTCTGAAAAACCTGTTTTTTCTTCAAGGACTTTGGGTATCTTATTTCCCTCATCATCAAGATAAGGAATGAAGTTACCCTCTGTATCGGTATATCCCTCATAAAGAATATTGCCCTCATCGTCTCTTTCGTAAATAGTTACTGTCTGCCCTTGAAGTGAATACTTCATAGCTTGCTTATTAATGTCAAGCATTGTTCTTTACCTGCTTATAAATCTGATTAACACCTGTGCTTGATAATCCGGACACAATTCCTACTGCGATTGCATTAAGAATATCATTTGCCGGAAAGTCAGGTATTACATACATACCTATAACACCTAAGATACCGCCTGCAACGCCTACGATTATAGGAATGTAATTATCCTTAATGTGTGGAATTGCTTTAGCTCCTAAGCCTATCAGATATGTAATTACAACGATTGCTACAACTGTTGTTACCGATGTTATATCCATTCTGCTATACCTCCTTATCTTCATTAAGTCGTGCTTCCAATCCGTCTATTCGGTGGTGTGCCGACTTTACACTTTCCTCAACCTTAATGATCCTGTTATCGTGAGAATTAAGTTCTTTTCTCATTTCTATAACTTCATTTTTTATCTCTGTTGTGTTGCCTGATATTGTGTCAAGTTTCATATTTATGCGTGTATTTTCCTTTACACGCTCTGTAAGTTCTGCATTGTCAGACTTTTTGTTGTTCTTAAGATTAAATCCCAACGTAAACAGTCCGAAAAAGACGGAAAAAGCAACTGAAATAATGCTTATAATTACTGCTATTGGCATTGATATACCGCCTTTCATAATTAATAATGGCACACCGCCCACCACCCTTAATGTGTGCCGCCTGCTACCGTATTGGTAACGCACAATCTTCTATAAAACCTTAGCAAAAGGAAATACCCCAACAAATAAGCTGTCTCTATCTCTCCAAGTTCTGTTGACACCATTCTCATTGTAGCTTGCCATAAATGCTTCGCCTGCCTGTGAATGGTCGTAGACAGTCAGATTAACAATAACACTCTCAAATTTCTTCAAGTCCTCGGTTATCATTTCATCTGTGTAGCTGTCAGGGTAATTTCTTCTTGCTTTTACATCTTCTGTAGCTTGTTTAATAAGCTGTTCGATTATCGGATTATCTTCTTTGTTATCGAACACTACCACATCAGATGTCGTATCATTATCATTTGTGACTGTATCAATATGAAATTGTTTAAGTCTGATTTTAACTTGCTCCAATGCGGTGTATTCCATAATTTCAGCTCCTATAATCCTAATTTCTCAATTAACAGTTCTTTAAGTTCTGCTCCTGTAAGCTCCATTGCATTCTCAATGCCTTGTTCTAAGGCAAGTGTCTGTAAGTCCGCTGTTGGCATACGCTTAATAGCTGTCTTTGTGTAATCGCTTGTAGGTTGAGTAGGGAACTTGTCCTGCTCTTCCTCATACTTAAGCTCATCTCCATAAACAGCTTCCTGTCTTACGTTATCTGCTGTTACTTCTTCGCTCTGCTTTGCGGCGTTGATTTTATGTCGTCTTAATAACATATAAACACCTCTTACTTTCCGAACTTAGCAAGAACAACCTTTGAATCATTGCTTAAGACTGCTGTATAATGTTCATCACCAGAGATAACAGTTGTCTTTGCAAGAATATCTCTGTCTGATTCAATCTCAACGCTTCTCTTCATATAGATTGTAAGTGCGTTCTCTTCCTCTGATACGCCATCTGCACCTGTGTCCTCGTTAGGGTCTTCTGCTGATACGATAACAATAGGACAAGCATAAAATTCTGTTGTAGCATCCTTTAACTTGCTACCTACCTTGATTTCCTTACCCTTTGGCTTAAGCGTATGTGCAAGTGCTGTGTCAAGGTGAACATTAGTTGCATTCTCGCTTGTTGTGTCAACTACAACATTGATTGTTCCTGTTGAATCATCAAGCTCATATTTAACCAGCTTAACTTTCTTAGACTTAACAACCTGCGCTCCTGCAATAGACCCGATAGTGCCATTCATAATTACATTAAGTGGGTACTTGTCATTGCTCTTAAAATCAGCGTCATTAAGTAATGTTGCTTCCTGTGCCGGATTAATGAATAATATCTTTGTAAGTGATGAATCAGATTCATCATCAAACTTGCTATTAGCTGCTACAACTGCTGAATAGCTGATAGGTGCTGCTGTTCCATTGTAATCAATAGGTGCTGTGCAAAGTGCGTCATAGCTGTCATTATCAACCTTTGCAGCGATTGACATAGCAATCTGATTAATAGCTGTACCAAGTGGGTCGCCATAACCAGATAACACCGATTCATCTGTAAGCTCTACAGCCTTACCTGCTTTCTTAACCTTTGCTTCTGTCGTAGATGTTGTAAGTACTGTTGTACCCATAGCAACGCCTTCTGCTACATCTTCTGCGTCACCAATATAAGCATACTTTGGCACAACGATTGTACTTCCCGGTCTGCCTACAAGTGTTGTATCGACTCTTGCAATAGGCGAAAACTTAATCTTCTTTGGTAACTTAGCTGATACCATATCAGCCATTACCTGTGGGTCTACTAAATTTGCTAACTTAGTCTGTGGCATAGTTTATTTACCTCCGTTTTCTACTCTGTGAACTTCTTATAAAGTTCTGGATTCTTATTTTTGAACTCCACTCTTTCGTGGTAATTCATCTTGTTGAACTGTTCCTGTGTTATCGTGCTTTCTTCTCCACCACCTGCATTAATAGCCGGTCTTGATTTAAGCCACTCTGCCTTAGCTTCTTTAACCTGTCTTTGCACTTCATTAGCAATTACAGTTGCTATAAGGCTATGGTCTGCATCTGTAACCGCCTCAATCAAAGAATCAATATCCTTTCCATCACCTATAACTTTCTGATAAGCATTGACAGCTTTCATATGATTAAGCTCTTTGCTCATGTTCTCGAACTTTTCAGCCTGCAATTTTTCAGCTTCTGCCTTTGCTTCCGCTTCCTGTTCTTCTGCTGTCTGCTTTGAACGAAGTTCTTTCTTGTACTTAGCTGCTTCTGAACTGGCTTTATCGGAAGCGTTCTTATACTTCTCTTTTTCAGCTCTTTCACTAGCAAGCTGTGCCATAAGTTCTTCTACACTAGGTGTCTGCTCTTCGTTCTGTGGCTCATTATTAGTTGTTGGTTCTGTTATTGTGTTAGTTACATCTGCCATAATTTCTTTACCTCTGCTTTCTGCGTTTTTTGTTGTTCTCTCAACTTCTTGCGATATTTGTATTGCCCTTTCTCTAGGGCATATAAAAAGCCACAAGGTAATTCCTACCCTGTGGCTCAATATCAATTATTTATCTGTCCTGCTCTTATCTATAACCGGACTATTTTCTGTCTGGTCTGATAAGTCTTGCATTGTGCGGTCTTTGTTAGGTGATTGTTCGCCATCTCCGCCCTCTGCTTGATTCTGTGTATCTTTGTTGATTATACTGTCTTGATATGCCTTAACCATTTCTCCACTTCTTGCTACAACGTCGTTAGGGTCGTCAAAGAATGGAATTGCGTCAACTGTATCTTTAAGGCTAAATCCGTGACTTATCAATGTCGCCATAGCATTAACCTTGGTTGACATTTCATAAGTTTTTTGCCGCTTAATGTTAGGTTTTACATCTCTTACCCTTAATTTAAGCAATGGATTACTGCTATTAACATTGCTTGACAGCTTGATAGCTGCAAGAACAACTTTTATTTCTTCCATTTTGCAACCATCAGTAATTAATTGTTGTTTTGCCGCCGCTGTTTCAGCCTGTGACCAGCCTGTTGCGTCCGACATTGCAACTCCTGTACTACCACCACTGTTATCATTTCGTTGTGGCACATTACATTTCTGCAAAATTATCTGTCGCCTTGATTGGATATTATTAAGCATACCTGTGTAATCGTAATTAATTGCAAGTGGCTCAACTATTGGAGTTTTGCCATCTGCTGATGTGTAGGTCTGCATCCATTCTCCAGATTTTGGTTTTCTTACTTTTTCAGTGATGCGTGGTGTTCCATCTTTATCAACCGTTGTTTCCTGTTCAACTGGGAAATCAACATCATTTGTGTGCCATACTGCCTGTGTGTTCTGTTCGACATCATTTGTAAAATCTGAAATGAGCAGGTTTAAGTTATCCATTTCAGATATTTGCCGTTCAAAACAGCCCATTCTATCAAATGACCTTGTGTATTCAATGATGGGGATTTTATGTAATGGGTTCTCTTCCCCGCTTCTCTCTAAAAATCCCCATTTTGTTTTTCCTTTTTCTGGTCCGTTAGTGATTTTTACCCCATCCGTAACTTCATAGCGAATATCTTTTGTAAAACAGGTGTAATATCTTGCACCGCTATGTTTGTCTTTAATGTAAGTGCCTGCAAGAATAACCCTCTTATCACTATAAGCTGTTGACCTTACAACAAATGTTGTTCTTGAGTCTAATACATCATATGTGAAATAGCTTTCCCCATCCTCATATTCTGTATTTACATCAATAAGGACATATCCAACGCCACCGATTTCAACATATCTTGCAAGTTCCTGTTGCTTCTGTCTTGCGTTCTGCGATTCGTAGCAACTGTTTAATTCTGCTATAGCTTCTGTGAGGTTAGAATCCTCATTGTCGCCATTTTGAACTAGCGTTATAGGATTTCCCCACTTAAAACCTAAATTAAACTCTGTGACCTCGTTAGCCACATTATCACAGCACTCGCAGTCAATGTCTGGTCTGTAAGTCTTTGGATTTTTCCTAACTATTGGCTGTATTCCTGCGTCATAATCAAGAAGAAACTGTATTCTGTTGGAATTAATATCATGTTCCAAAATTGCTTCACGCAAAATTGGTATTATATTGTCAGACGTTATTTCTTTTGCACCTGTATAAATAACAATTCTTCCTGTCTGCATTATCTACACCTCTAATAAAATGTCATACCGCTTGAACTTCTGCTTTGCGGTATTTCCTTAATTTGAAAATCATCATCATCGTTAGGCACATACCATATCCATTTGTGGCAATGCTTGCACGCTAATTTATGTGTTCTTGTGTCTTTGCTGTCTGCCTTAGTCAAAAACTTATGGCAGTTCGGACACATGATTGATTTATCTTTACTCATATAAAAATTCATATCTTTACCTCATTGCATAACAAAAGCACCGCCGCAATTAAGCAACGGTGCTTCCGATAAGGATGTGTTTATGAAGAAACATCTTTGTGACTTCTTACAGATATACTATACCACACCGGCAATGTGACATTCTATGACATCTTTTACAGATATTCACTCCCATATTTATCTTCAAAGGCTTGTAGTGCTTTAGCGTGTATTCTGTGTACCTGTCTCCAGCACCAGCCTGTTTCATTTGCAATTTTTTCAAACGTGAATTTTCTGACATATCTTAGAAACAATACTGTATAATAATCTTCATTGTTTATCTGTTCTATCTGCTCTATTATTTTATTTTTTACATCAATGTATTTGTCTATGAGTTTATCAAGGCTTTCTTCCATTTGTTCAAGTCTGACATATCCGCAGCCTGTTTTGTCTGGATCTGATGATGACATAACTCTTTCTTCATTAACAACCGCTGATATGCTGTATGATAATTCTTTATACTGTGTTATTTCTATCAACTTATTATCAATTATCTTATTGTAATAGCTTATCTGGTTAAGATAATCCTTAGTTGTCATATAAACCCTCCTCTTATATCGGACTTGATATTATTACTGTCTGCTTTATCCTATTTCCTTTTGTCATTCTTAATGCAAAGTTTGAGAAAACATCTGGAACATCATCTAATTGTTTCTTGCCCGATACTGAATACTGCTTTAATAGCGACATCATTATTCCGTATGGTTCGTTAGGTTTGTAGAGCGATGAGTCTTTGAAGATAATGTGCTGTAATATCCAGTTAGAACACTGAAAAATACGTGCTTCCTTATTTGTCTCTGTCGGTACATCAGTGATGTTGCATATCCAGCCAACACTCTCAACTCTTTTATTGACTTCCATTGCCACTCTATCGCCGCCAGCATTACGCTCAAATTCGCACTCTTGCACTTTATTATTTACAAGCACTCCTGCGGCATTTCTATATTGTTCTTCGTAATCTGCTGTGTTATCGCACACACAATCAATGCAGTAATAATCTTCTCCGTGTTTCTGTAATACCGGTAATACAAAATAATCTGTTCCTTTGCCTTTAGTATCACATTGAGCTGTAACAATTTCTGGTTCTCCGTGTGGCAAATTGAGGTATCTGCGGATTTTATCATCTGGAAATAGCAATCCCTCACGTTCGATAGGGTCTTGTTTATACAGGCAGCGATATGAGATTTCATCCATAAGCAGCTGAATATCTTCAAAATCCTTTACTGTATAGCCACCAAATTCAAAGTCAAAATTACTTTCTCCTGTTACTGGGTCTACATCAGGCACGGATATTACTTTAACTCGTTTGTTTCCCTCATAAGCTTGTATAATACGTCCTATTACATCTCTAACGCTCCACCTTGTAGCAATATGTATTTCTTTACATGGGTTTCCATCCTCGTCCGGTATCTTTCTTTGTCGTGCATCTACTGCATATTTATCCCACAATTTATCAAGATAGGTTGGGTTTAGTGCTTCTTCAATGCCTCCTATCATATCATCAACTAGCAGAAATTTATTAGCTCTGACTTTACCGGCATTTTTACTGCCGACAGATGTACATTGTACAGATTGAAACGGCTTATATTTTCCTACGTTAAACTGTTCAAGCTTTGCATTTGTGCTTGTTACTTCAAGTCCAGGGAACACTTCTCCCCATGTATACTCGTCAGCGTTTGTGACAATATCGTATACTCCATCATAATACATTCTTGTAATGTCTCCGCTGTGCGAATAAAAAAGGTTATATCCGTTTGAGTACCAACCTATAACCGCAGAATGGAAAAACTTTTCGATTGTGGTTTTTCCTGTTCCGGGTGGGAGAGAAATACATAAAATATCATATTTATCATCAATCATGCCTTGTAATGCTTCTATTAAGCCTATTTTGATAAACTGTTTTCTTCTCGGCATATAGAACCTTTCTTTAGGTTCACGTTTCTTTTCTATGTATCTAAAAAAACTGTCAACAACCTTGTTTTGCGCTTCAATCAGTAAAATATCGTAAAGCCAATTAATCAGCTCATATTCCGTTTTATTTGCAAACGCATACTTCTCTAAATCCCATATTGTTCCGCCTGTCTTATCTTTACAGAAACGCTCTATAATGTCTTTTGCCCTCTTAGTAAGTTGTAGTCCATACTCAATATCTTTCTCGCCGTTTATGGCTACACTGCAAGCGTCTACATAGGCATTAATTACCTGTTCATCTATTCCATTTTTCTCTATGTAATTTTCATATCCATTGATTGTAGAAATAAGGCTTTGACTAGCCATAAAAAAAGCACCTCCACTTTTAAAAAGCAAAGGTGCTTATAGACCTCTGCCTATAACTGTTTTAGGGTAGCGACTACAATCAATCTGTAGCCGGTAATTGTTTTTATTCGCACTCTAAAAGTCTGTCTTTTATAAACTGTTCCAATGTACTAAAGCCTTTTGGCTTTTCAATTCCTTTTCTTGCAAGTTCTGCAACTATTGTTTCCATTTCTTCTCTTACTCCTTGATAGGCAATTTTCATTCCGAATTTCATTTCGTCCATTTAGTTTCCTTTCTGCTGATAATCAGCCGTTTAATTCCACTGCCATTCCATTTCCTCTTCGCTAAGATATTTATGTCTTACTCTGTACCTGTCAATATCTTTTTCCGCAAATGTAATTATACTGTTTGCAAGTCTTACATAAACTTCGTATTCGTATTTTCCGTCTGATTTTTCCCATGTTTTGCAGATAACTCCTATGTCCGACTTATTTACAACGACAATATCTCCAAAAAGAAATCTAGGTTTATTCATCTTTGCCGTCCTCCACAATTCCATCAATTATTGCTCTTTCAAGCAATCTCTCAATTCCTTTTCAACATTTTTTCTAAGCCATTCTGGAATTGAATCATCTTTGCTTATACATGGTGCTGTTAAATAGCCACCGGATATATCACCGCAAAATTTCTGCGATAGTGCCGCTCTCAACGCTTGCTTGTCCGCCTCGTTATCCGCCACAATAACAGGTTCATCTCCTAAAGTGGAACAATCTATCGGCTTGCCATTTCTACCGCCTATTTCGCGCGATTGTGCTTCTCTAAGTGCTTCACGCTCTATTGATTTAATTACTTCTGCCATGCTCATTACTCAAACGCTCCCTCAAATCCTTGCAACTACGTGTTCTTTTGCAAAATCTTTTTTGGTTTCATCGTAGATAACTAAACCATTTTTATCAGTTTTCAGTCTATCAAATTCGCAAGTAACCTTTATACCATCTTTGTTACTACATTCTGCATGATAATCAATAACACGTACTTTCTTCTGCCATTTCCCATTGACATAAATCTTTGTGTAACCGCCAGCTCTTGTTTTAATGATTATTTTACTTCTTGATTTCTTCATTGCTCATAAACCTCTCAAAATCTTCCATGCATTTATAGCACAAGTCGTATGTGGTATTAAAAATGCCGTTCTTTGTAACCGAATTTCCACACAGTATTCCTTTTTTAATTTCTGCACCACACCTATCGCAAGTGCGCCATTCTTTTTGATGTTTCATTCTTCCACCGCCTATTAAACCAATCCTAGCATACATAAAATATCAAGCCCTGATATTCTCTCCGCACCCTCTCTTGTGTGCATAAGAATTTCTTTAAGTCTTTCATTTTCTGCATTGCTATACTTATCTTTGCTGTACGCTTCTGAAAAGCAATAATATTTGCAATATCCATAGCCCACACCAAGCATATTCCCATGAACACTCTTTCCGACAATATCGTAATATTTTGGGACTTTTAAAATATTGTGTTTTTCATCTAAGGTACATTCCTTTTGCTCTGCTTTTAGCTTTGATTGAAGATATTTTAGAAAACTTCGTATATCCTGTTCTGATTTTGAAATATATAAAATAGTTTCTTTCATTCTTCCGCCAACTTTCTAAGCACCATACATAAACATATTTCCAAAATGGAAATCATTTAGTGCTTTTTCTAATTCGTCTTTGTACCTAAATGGACTTAAAGGACTTTTTATTTCTTTCCTCAATATAGGCGACATATTGTCTATCAAAATACCTTGTGTAGCACTTGCAAGATTTTGTGGTGGCAAATCCGCTAAAGCGCATAACTCCATTCTTTTATGGTCACATTTTTCAGATTTAGGGCAACTTTTACATTTTTCTGCTAATTTACTTAAAGGTTTCGCCATTACTACACCAACTTTCTGCCGCAGATAGGGCAATAATTAATTTCAAACTCTCCCTCTCCATATTCTTCACCGCTGTTGTCATAGCAAAGTTTATAACAATAGCCATAACTAGTTGATTCTATATATGCTCTGCCATATGTATAGCCATTTTCAATCTTCTTCTTTTTGCCGTTGCAAAATTCACACATATCACACCTCAAATCCTTGTAAATATATCCAAATCATAGTTATCTCTGATATAGTCAACAACTTCCTGTAATTTGCTTTTCACAAATTCATCTTTCGCAATATCCGGGTGGCAATGCATTGTGCAGCTATCTTTCTTGCCTTGTGCCTTATATTTACGATAATCAAATGTCATTGTAAAAAGTGGTATTTCTGTCAAATTCTTTGTCTTGTGTCTTATCCAACGATTAACAATTCTCTTAATCATCATTCTTCCCCCATAAATTATCTGGCAATTCCTCGCCGCCATAAATCTTGTTAGCGTATTTAAGAAATGTCGGCACGCTGCAGCCTGCTACTTTTGCCGCCTTTACCTGTGAAGCTTGCCCTGATATGTACAGGTTAATCGCTTCATAAAACTTATCTTTGTTTAGTGGGTGTACGCCCATAGCCATAATAATCACTCCTTGTCTGTTTTACATCATTTTCTGTATCATAATTGCCAATATAGCTGCGAGTAAACATATAATTGTTGTTACTCCCTCTTTAACAGCTGTTGCAATAGGTATATCTTCTCTTTCAATGTATTTAATGCTGTAATAAGCCCATATTAGCATTGCTATGCCTAAGATTGTCTTCATAATATACCTTTACATTTCTATAAATCTATTTGCCAGCTTGCCAAGATATTCAACATTGGCAAAATGTGTTATTGAGTAGTTAGTGCTTTCTCTATGTTCTCTGATGAAATGGTCGTTAATCATTCTCTGTAAAACTGTAATGCCCTTATCGTCTGTTTCGTATATATCATCAGAATTGAAATGTCCGTGTTCTGTATCTGTGATAGTCGATAGGACTGAACATACATTCTTTAATGTCTTATCTGTAAGTATTGGGTGTACTTTGTGGAAATAGATTTCATATAACTGCATATACATCTTAAATCCATCCTTAACGCAATCACATATAGCTGAATTATCTATATCGTCGTCACAGATGTTATTGAACCTATCAACCATATCTTTTTCTTTAAGCAACATTTCATCTCTTGTGACAGCTCTTGCCGTCGGTTTCTCTGAAAACGATGTATGTACCTCTCCATCAATGTTAATTGATGTATAGTCCTTATTAGTAATTTCTGGATTATAATCTCTGCTTATATTCTCTGTAGTAATCTCTGGTAATGGTCTGTCACTTTGTCCTTCTCGACAGGTCATTTTGTCCTGTCGGTCTGTCATATTGTCTTGTCGATTTGTCATTTTGTCCTCATCGGAATTAAATTCATCCACAAGCTCTTGTAATTTTTCAGTATCTATTGTGTACCACTTTGTTTTATCAATAGCTAATTTATTGTAATTGGCAGATAAAACGACGCCTTTATTTTCAAGCCTTGTGAATGTTCTCTGTATCGTTTTTTCACTCCAATATGGAAAATTATTAATTCTCCAATCGCTGTATGAGTTGTAAACCCAATATTTACCATCAACAAGGTTCTTTTCAGCTTTTTTATTAATTTCTATCCAGTAATTTAACTGATTAAGCACTATTGCTTCGTTTAAATCTCCTAAAACAAGTGCTAAATCAGTATTTATGATAAGTGTCTTTGATTTATCTACAAAAAGTTCGTTAAAATTCATAAATTACCTCCGTACTGATAATTGATTCCGCGATTTATATAAAAACAGTTGTCAGGCGGTCACGGTTCCGCTTTTCGTGTTGCAATCACTAGGCAACTGATTTTACCGATATTATTCCGGCTTGTTCATCTCAAAGAAATGTTTCTTACATCTTGATTCGTCACTGTCAAAGCTACAATCCGGCTTGAATCGTTTTTGGCATTCATCACAAGACCAAGATGTTACACCTCCAAGCTCTGAAACAGCACCACAAAGCTCGTACAATTCATCATCTGTGCAATTCAGCACATAATCTGCAAGCTCCATTCTTATTTTTCCGATTGAACGATGTTTAATTAATTTTGCCATATTTACCTGCCTTTCTGATAATTGCCTTATTAACAAAACAACAAACAGGCACTAAGGCTTGTGCTTTTCGCTTCGTCAAGCTAGTTTGTTGTAATCGGATAGGCAGGGCTCGAACCTGTGACTACTTGAATAAATCAAGCGTTACTCCCATCTGAACTACTATCCGTTGTACAGTTTCTTGTGTTGGAAAGTATTTATGGCACTTCATTACGCTATCTGCCATCCTGTTCGCAAATCAACCAACACAAGCATTTTAATTATTTCAGCAGGGGCTACTGCAACGCCTGCTTATTCGGGAGCTACCCGACCACTTGATGTGGTGTGGATTTGAACCGCACGAATTCTTCTCGAGCAGAATATACCCTCCGGGTACTGCTTACCACTTGCATACACATCAACTCACATACGGGTTGGTTTTAGGATAATACAGGTAACCAACAACTATATTTCCATTTCACTTGTATGTGAGAACGCCGACATTGTGAATCGAACACGAACAACATTTCTGTTGGATAGCTTAGCAAGCTACTGGAATACCTTTATCCCATATCGGCAGATACCGCCTGTAACGGCTATCAAGAAACAAGAACAGAAACAATAAAATATTAGGGGTATTTTAGTAAGGAGTGCTTCTTGATAAGTTGGTTTTCACATGACTGTGTATATACACGTCAAGCCCTCTCAAGCGGTCTTGCACCGCTTTTAACTGAACAAAATCCAAAGAGGTACATGAAAGGAGGACTACCTTAAAATGCAAAACATGGTAGTCTACGATAAAAGTAAGACAAACTACCTCAGTGGGATTCGAACCCACGCTAACGGAATCAAAGTCCGGTGCCTTACCGCTTGGCTATGAGGCATTGATATGGCTATTCTGACAATTCTATGTATTTGTCAATGTACCACTTGGCTTTTTTAATATCCTCTAAGCCATTCTTGTTATTATGTCTGTAAATGTACTTAAAGGCATTACATAAGCAAAAGTTCTTAACGGCTTCCTTGCCCTGTGTTTCCAACATAACATCTATACATTCAAAGCTGCCAGTCTCATAATGGCTTGGATGATTAACATTGTCATTTACCGGCTTTCCATTGACGCTAGGTGCAACATCTTTGAGTGGAATAAAATTATCAAACTTATCATCGCTCTTAGCACCGTTATGTGTGCAATTATTACATGCGTATTCTGACTGAAGTCTACTTGCACAATTAATACAAAGTAATGGATATGAAATATCGCTCATTAGACATCACCTGCCTGTCTGTGATTAGCTCTGTAAGTATCAAATCCCTCTGGATATCTTGCTTTCAGCTTATCAATGTTAATCTGCATGATTTCATCAAGGTTCCAACCGAAGGATTCACAAAGCATTGCAAGATACCAACAAATATCGCCAGCTTCTTTCTTTGCATGGTCAATATCTAGCTGCTTTTCATGGAAAATCCACTTCTTGAGCATGTCGTTAAGCTCTCCAACCTCGCCAGATAAACCCAGTGCAGCATTAAGAACACCGCCTAATTCAATCTCTGGTGTATCTTCGCCACGATTGCCAATCTTTAAATCATTAATCTTATTCAGAAGCCTATCTGTAGACTTTTTATCGTTAGTACGCATAGCCAAAGCCTGATACTCTGCTCCCTGCATTTCTAACTCCTAACCTTTTTTATTTTTTGAAATTTTTTGGAATTTACTCGGCTGAATTAGCCGTTTTCTGATGTGTTTATTGAATATCTTATGAATAATTAAGATGTGTCTATTATACACCTATCTATCAGATTTGTACAGTAGATTTATTGATTATATTATATGGGTTATTATCAGGACTATATATTAATAAATATAATGGTTATTGTATATAGTTTAATAAATTATTATTGGTTGGTTATGTATATATAAATATATATAATAAGCCTTTTTATCTTTGGGAATATTTGAGCGACTTAGTTAGGCTCGTAATGCGTGCATATATAACCCCCACGCCCTGCGTTTGTGAATAATGCACAATGAAATCAGCCAGAGCGGAGCCATTGCACAATAAATAATTATCATGTAATCGCTGCCAATCCGATTGTTTACTGGCTTTATCGTACTTTTATCGTTCAAATGTTCTGTTTTATCACTTCGCTAAAGTCTAATTTAGCGAAATGCTGTTATCGTGAGCCAAACGGCTAGAAACCGCTTGTTTACTGGCTTTATGGGATTTCTTGTACATCTTGCACAATGATTTCTTGTTGTGCAATTTGACGAACATTAGAGCCTTGAGCGTTTCCAGATGGTCCGAGCTGTGGAAGGTCTGCGGCTGTTTTAATGACCTTTGTGGTGCTTTCTCTGCTGACACCGGGAAGATTCCAACCGAAACGGCGATTCATGACCGCAAGCTGTCCGACTGGGTTCTTTCCGGACCAGAGCCGAGCCTCTCCGCTAGATTCATAATCTTTTGACAGTTTTTGATATAAATTGTTTGCCGATGTACTTAGTTGCGGTGTCCTGCTCCCACTTCCCCAGTTATATATAACATCTTCTCTTATACCAGTTAATTTACAATAACCACTTATAGTACATATTTTATTATACTTATAACACATATATATATAATAATCTGCTATATAATTAAGATACTCATAATTATAACTATTACAATTACTATTATTTATATTACTATATTGATTATTATAATTATTATTATTATATCCCTGTAATTTACCCTTTAATTTTAGTCTGTTAGTACCCTTAAAAGTATTATTATATACATAAATTAAAGCGGCATAAAAAAGGGATTGCGGAGCCGCTGCCATGTCCTCAATGTTTTCTTTCGCACAAAATCTTTTAAAATACATATCAATTTCATTTTCGAAAAGTTCTTGGCTTTCTGGTGCTTCCTGTACTTTCTCCATGTGTTCCCCTTTCTGCTGGATCTGCTCCAGCTAATTATATTTTATATGCGCTAATAACATAAAAATAACCCGATAACAATATTAATATTATCGGGTGTAAAACTTATATTATATATTCAATTATTAGCAATATAATAACACAATAAATATAATTAATCAATAGGCATTAAAAAAGCGGTGTATAACAGATATACACCGCTTAAAATATATATTTTAAATCTCCACAACTTTCCCAACTCTGGAATTTTCAAAAATTCCATCGGAAAGCTGTCCTTCAAGCTCTGCGGCACATTCTTCTTCCGTGTCACAGGTGACAGAAAAGATACTGTATTCATTTGTTCCTGTCTTGTCGGAGTTTTTAACTTCCAACATTCTTACTTTTCCGTTTTCAGAAAAGTCATATTTGCATGACTTGTTGAAGCTCTCACGCTGTCTGTGTCCGTCCATTCCGTATATTTTCCACGATTTTGTCACTGCCATATCATTCACCTTTTAGCTTTTGGCTGCCCTTTCTTAATTTGTACCCTTATTATATAACGCTATCGTTATATAGTCAAGTAGTATTTTAAAATTCTTTTTAACTATTTAGAATGGGCATTCGTCGGAGCTTGTACAGGTTGGAGCTTTCGCCTTTTCTGCTTCCTGTACTTTCTCCATTACAGCCGCCACGATAAAGCCGTTAAGGCTATCACCTGCCGCCGCTCTGATTCGTTCCTCATCTTCTTTTTTAAACCTTACAAGGCTTTTAAAATATGCTTTATTATCATATTTTTTTATAGCTCTTGCCTGTGCTTTAGATACTGCCATCAAATCAACTCCTTTTATAAAGATAACTTTATTATATAGTAGCGTTATATCAAAGTCAATAAAAATATAAAGATAACTTTATTATATAGTAGCGTTATATCAAAGTCAATAAAAATATAAAGATAACTTTATTATATAGTAGCGTTATATATTTATATATAGATAGCTTTATACATACTGCACAATAAAAATATATAGATAGCTTTATATATTTGTTACATTTTGCAACTTGTAATTGTATAAAGATAGCTTTATAATAAGAGCATAAATAAAAGGCGGTCACTCCTACCAAGAACGAACCGCCACCAATCAAAAAGAAAGGTAAGCCGATTATATCACAGTCGGCGAAATGGTACAAGGTTATGAGATTTGAAGAGTTGTTTATCACAATGCATTGCGATTTTTTCGAGGTTCACAAAAACGGAAAGATTGAGCGTATAGAATATGAGGGAAGCGGCAAGATGTTTACAGCTTCCAAGAAGTATTTTAATGATGTAGTTAAAGATTTTTATATTATTAGAGCCAAAAACAGCAATGATTTAGGCTTAATGATTAGATTATAAGGAGGGGTAAATATGAATTGGCAAGTTATAGAAACACAATATTTCAGTGAATTTGAAAGTCCTAAAGAAAAAATTGTGGCACAATTTGATACCTTAGTTTTGGCGGAAGATTTTGTTAATTTAGTTATTCCGAAAGATACACGCGACAGATTCAAGATTGAACATATTAATAAGGAGGCATGA